GTGTAGCGAAAGTAGCTCGGCTTCAATTCGGTAGCGGTTTGTGCAGTAGCTGTAGCAGTTGCGTTCATGATATACTCTCCTTCGTGGGCGGCTGGTTCTTCTTCAACAACCACCAACCGCCTTGTCGATCGACCAGCAGGGGCAAGTCCTCTGCTGTTTTTTTGTTTGTTCCTATGTACGAAGTATAGCATATCATCATTAATTCGTCAATACATTAAGTTATTAATTTTAATAAACTCACAAAAATATGTTTTACCGTCTTGTCGTATTGACAAAGTCGTTAATTCATGATAATATACTTACATGGTCCTGAAGGGAGGTATCATTCATGAGTATTCGACTACGAATAAAAGAAATTGCTGAAGCAAAAGGCATAAAGCAATATCAGCTAGCGGAAAAGAGCGGTGTTACCCCGCAACTGCTTAACCGCTACTGGAACAACAACATCCAGCGCGTCGATCTGGAGGAGCTAAATAAAATTGCTAGAGCGTTAGGTGTAGCACCTGGGGATTTGATAGAGGCTATTGGCAATCCTTCAGAATTAGACGATGCGGCATAGACCCGGATATGCCGCGCTGCGAGCCTGGAAAACTACAAAGCCGCGGCATATCCAATCCTTCCAGAGTATTATACCAAAAAGGAAGCGCTCTAGACACAGGGATTTTGAAAGGGAAATATTTGAGCATACAAACACTCATACGCGTTGAGGCTACCGACAACGAAGTGTTTGACTTCTTGCAGGTCGGTGAAGAATTCAGGATTGACAGCCGAGTTATTGCGCCTGGTCTCGGCATCGAACACAAAAGCTTTTTAGAAACTCTGCGAACCTATCAGGCACAGATAGAACACTTTGGGGTTATGCCGTTTGAAACGGCGAAACCTCCGAAGGGTAGCTCTGGTGGCAGACCGGAAACCTACGTTATGCTCAATCGAAATCAGGTGCTTTTTGCTATCTCGCTTTCTCGTAATACTGAGCAGGTTGTCAAATGGAAGATGGCCCTGATTGATGCACTCGACCAGCTAGAAAAGCAACTGGCGCTGCCCACACGTCGGCTGTATGCAGGACAGAAGGAAAGAACACTTAGCAAGGAAAGCAGGGAAATCATAGCTGTCCTTCAGCGTCAGGGCAAGCCAATGTATCCAAAAGACCTGACGCTCTTGCTAGGCAAGCCTTCAAACATCATCCGGGGTAGACTTTTTCGGATGAAATGCAGAGGCGAGATAGAAGAAACCGAGGAAGGTTACGTCATTTCACAGGCAGAAAACTAACAATCGGAAAGGGAAACCAGATGGAAGAATTAGATGAGCGCGTCTCCTATCTCGAACGCGAAGTGCGCCGCCATACCGATATTATCGACGGAATGGACAAGCGGACAGATGCCCGTCTCCGAGAAATCAACAAGCATCTTGACCGCCAGGATAAGCGTCTGGAAGGGTTCAGAGGAAGCATGGAAGATTTCAAGGAGAGCGTAAACCAGCGATTTGATGCTATTGATAAGCGATTTGAGAGCGTAGACCAGCGATTTGACCACGTCTACGGTGAGCTGGCCGATATCAAGGCCAACAACGCCGAGATCCGAAATATCCTGGCTACGCTTGTCGCAAAGTTGGAGAAGTAGTTTTGATGGCCAGGCGGATATCGCAAGTATCCCCTGGCCCGACCCTGACACAGAGTTCAAGGCATAGTAATTGTACCACTCATGCCAGAACAAGATTCTACCATTACATATCCTGCTTCGCAAGTTGTAGGTAGGTAGCACGTTGTCTTGTTGGCCTGAGAAGCACACATCCACACTTTATTAGAAGGAAACGTATGATGTTCAATGGATTTATTCTCCCTGAATATGGCTCAGGTTACGATATTGTGATGCCTGCCAACTGGCCTCAAGTCGTCAAGGCGATCGACACTTTAGCAGAACTGAAGGTCGTGCAGCTCATTCTCTTCGCGACGTGGGGTAGCGGCTATGCTGATCATCAGGTTCCATTCACCATTGACGAGATAGCAGAGCACACAGGACTCAGTAAGCCATCCATTGCCACTGGCATTGAGAAAGCCATTGAACATGGCTACATTGACCGTCAGATTGAGTACTTCACAGAAGGTGGTAGAGTTCGCAGCATACGTTACTATGGCCTCAAGCTTTACCAGGCGGAAGATAATTTCCTTGAGGATCAAGAATCTTTACTTTCGGCTGAACTGGCTTTAGAAGCTGACTCGTCCGAAAATCAAGATGTTTGTTTTTCTTCTTCGAGAGAATTCGAAAGATACACACAAAATAATAACACTGAAGATACCCTTCGAATTCAAGAGGACACCAACAATTTTGATGCTGGCAAAGAACCTTGCCCGTTGCTCAGCAGAGCCGACAATGCGACCCTCTGTCATCGCGTTGAATGGTTCTCAGATAACCTTGGTGACCGTGAGCACACTGCTAGCAACATCGGACAGACCAGGCGCATCCTGGCCAGTTACCAGGCGCGTGGCGGCAATTTTGAAGGCTTTCTGTTACTCATGGACGAAGCGCGGGACCTGGCACGCAGGAAAACAAAAATACGCAGAGCTAACCGTATGCCCTACTTCTTCGCCTGTCTGCGCACCGCTTGCAGCTCAGTAGAGCTAGCAGCCTGAGTTATCCACAAGTTTTGCACATTTGTTCATATTCTGAAAGGAAATAGGATGGAAGAAAATACCGCTATTCAATTGCTCCAAATGGATGGGAAAGTTTTAGTTGACAGCCGTATCGTGGCGAAAAATATTGGTATTCGCCATAAAAATCTCATGGAAACCATCTATACTTACCAGTCAGAATTGGAAGAGTTTGGAATACTTCCGTTTCAAACGGAAGAAATCAAAGGGCGTGGGCAACCTGAGAAATATGTCCTACTCAACCGCAATCAGGCAGGTGTCGTTATTTCTTTTAGCCGAAATACGCCCCAGGTGGTTCGTTTCAAGGTGGACCTCTTCAAAGCGATTGATGCGATGGAGAAAGAGCTTGCAGAAACCAAAGAGCGACTTGCCATCGCCCTGGCAGTAGTGGAAAAGATGGAAACTGTGCTGGATGCCATACATCGGGGTGATGCCGATTTTGTCGCTTCGTTCAATGCTGCGGGTATGCTAGACCTGCCTATGCTCAATATGCTCAATGATATGCTAGATACCTTCGCCGAACAGCAACAGGCAAAGTTGCAGCCAAAGCCGCTAGACCATCCGCTCAGCGAGGAAAGCAAAGAAGTCCTTGCGGTGCTTGATCAGGCTGGGTGCCCCGTCACACTCAAGGAGTTGGCTACCATTCTCGGCAAAGATGAGATAACAGTACTCAAAACCGTGTTTGGCATGCTGTGTCGCGAGGAAATCAAGCGTGTTGACGACGCCTACGTTTCCCTGGTCCTGCCGGGAAATTAACGTTTGCATAGTAAAGTAACGGAGGTAATAGTGGGAACAAAGGTGTGGGCACAAATGTCCATGCCCGCGATTACGGAACGAGCGTAACACCCTTGCAGGGGTCCGTTACCGCACTGTGTAAGCGTTACCTTGGAGTGAAAAGCATGGTAACGGCGGTAAACCAGCTTGTAGAGCCACTCCGCAGTGTCAGCGTTACCGCGTTACCACCGTTACCAATAAATGCAACATAAAAATTGGGGCCTGTGCAAAAGGCCCCGCTAGTCGCGCAGCTTAGATCACAGCTTGTTGGAGACAGTTGGCCAGGCGACTGCTGCTATTGTAGCATACGCCAAAGGCCACAAATTGAAAGGAGCATAACCGATGGTTTTTAAAAGCGATGCGCGCCGGTCTGAAGTCCACAGGCGCACGGGGTACCGGCATGATGGTTGAGCGACTTACCAGCCGGGACCGGGATGTGTTGTGCCTGGTCGCGCAAGGGCTGACCAATTTTCAGATTGCTAGATCGCTTTGTATAGAGGAGCAGACGGTTGCTAATCGTATCCGTCGCCTTATGCACATGACTGGCCTCAGCTCACGTGTGCTGCTCGCCATCTACGCGATCAAGGCCAGGATTATCACGCTCGATGAAATTGAGCTGTAGAAAGGACCGTTCGACTATGAAACTTGCACCTGTCTACGATATGCAGAGCGCTCAGCCTGTTCTGCATACTACCGACCTGGGCAACCATCAGACCAGCGAATTGGCAGATGGCACCATGACCATCTGCACGAACACCATCGACATGGAGGAGTGCGATTTTGAAGCTCTCGCGTCCGTTCGGCTGGACGAGCTGGAGCAATACCGGCTCTATACCTTATTGCACACCAAATTTACACGGAAAGGAAAGTAACTATGAGCAAAAAGAACCATCAACCAGAAGATAATATGCCAGAGCTGCCACCGCTTGATGAAACTATTCGCCAGCATGCGATGCAAGTAGCTGACGAAGATATTCGTCAGATGGAAGCTCTGGGCATCGAACTGACGCCAGACATGCTTGATCTGCTGGCCTGGCGACGCACCCAGGAGGGAATGGACCAGCTATTTGGCTCAGACGACAAGCAGAAAGGTGGCAAGTAGATGAGTGAACAGCCCAAAACTATTGATGAAATTGAATTGCTCATCCGCAGCAATTCAGAAGAATTAACCGAGGAAGATTTAGAGCGTTATTTAGTGTTCTCTGAGATCCAAGAGAAGCTGGATCTTGAAAATATGCTCGCAGTGCTTTGTCTGGACGGGGTAAAGTCTTAATCCTGGTCCTACGCAGGACCGGATGGTATACTGAGAGCATCCTTTTGTGCATGAGGAGATTGATTCGGGGACAACCTGTATCATCTCCTCTCACTTTTTGTCCACCCACCTTTCACCCTTCGACGGGTAATGCTACACTATCCCTCAAAACAAGAGGTGCAACATGCCCGTTGACCGATTCGGGAAGCTGATTGTTCAGGTGTACCGGCGCAAACGCCTGGGCCTGAAAGATTATCTGCTCACGTTTGGCGTTCTTGGGGGACTGGCGCTGGTCCTGACTCTTTGCTCCTGGTCCAGCCGCTCGGCACTGCCAGATACATCCTCCTGGCCCACCACTTTTCGCGCAGATGGAACTGGCCGCATCCACACACGGTCCACAACGGTTTCAAGCGCCTGGCTACTGGACTGGCAGTGCAACAAGTCGCTGCAGGTAGAAGCCGTCTACAAGAGCGGACAGAGGATACAGGCGGTGAATGTTGCAGACTGCACCGCCTCGGGCAACGCCGGAACTGTACTCATGCACCAGGCCGGAACAATAACACTCCAGATACATGCGCCTGGCTACTGGAGCATTGCCATACGCGAGCCGCAATAGAGAAGAGGATAAATCTAGGACACACCCACCCAGACCGGCTTAACCACCCGGTCTTTTCTTATGCCTCCCACACCCTTGCAGGGACAACCACTGGAGCAGCCAGAAAAGCCAACAGACACGATAATACATGTTGACATATTGTTTAGATCACATCCTCCTGATAGAATGAGCATACGATAATACTTTCCTATGTCAAAGAACGAGGTAAGATGAATGCTGGATGTACGCCCTGTACCTATGCAAACAATAAAAATAAAAACCACAGATGTGCGCCTGGTCAAAGAGCTATACCCCAGGCTCTCAGAAGACAATGCAGCCATTGAACGCTACCGGGCGTCTATTGGTCTATTGCCACCTATCGTTATTGCCCGTGACGGAATATTGGTTGACGGATATCATCGGTGGCAGGCACATATCAAAGAGGGCTTGACCGAGATTAATGCTATAGATCTTGGCAATCTGGCAGACGCTGAAATTGTACGAGAGTCTATTATCCGTAATGCCAGTCATGGGCAACAGCTCAGTGTAGCGGACAAGAAAAGGCTTGCGGGTATCTTGTGGCGAGACTTTGGAGCAATGAAGCCAGGTGAACGTACATCAGAGATTGCGTCTTTACTTAGTGTAACCGAACAAAGCGTACGCACTTGGACAAAGGATGCACGAGCGGTCGAGAAAGCAGATAGGCAGGCAAAAGCCTGGGATATGTGGCTGGATTGTACCACACAACAACAGATCGCTGAAGAAATCGGAATGGATCAATCAACCATCCACGATTGGATTATGGTTTTTGAAAAAGATTTCAATTCCCATAATCCCCCTGAGTCTCGCCAACACTTCGATGTATGGAACTTTGCAAAAGCAAACGGTGACAGTACCTACTTTGGACAGATGCCACCCCAAGTAGTAGAAAACTTGCTCTGGTTCTACACTGAGCCAGGACAAATCGTATTTGACCCCTTCGCTGGTGGCGGCACAACCATCAAAACGGCAAAAGAAATGGGACGCCGCGTCTGGTCCAGCGATATCGCTCCATCTACGCCAATGCTCCCTATCCACGAACACAACATTCTTGATGGTTGGCCCGATGATGCGCCCAAACAGGTTAATTTTATCCTACTTGATCCTCCCTACTGGAAACAGGCATTTGAGCGATATGGTACTAGTCCACAGAACCTGGGAAATATGTCTCTTGATGATTTTTACACAGCCTGGAGCCAGATTATCAAAACCTGCGCTGCGCATATTGCCCCTCATGGACGAATAGCCTACATCATCAGCCCAACGCAATGTGAGGATGGCAGCGTCATAGATCATACCACCGATATGCTTGAGGCCTGCTGGAAAGCCAAACTCAAGGTAGAGCGCAGAATTATTGTCCCCTACTCAACACAGCAAGCCACCGGGCAGCAGGTAACCTGGGCACGTGAAAATCGTCGGCTTCTCAAGCTATATCGTGATTTGGTGATTTTAGTCAAGAAGTAAGGCGGGCTCTTACATGGATACCTATATCAAACGCATAACCAGTGCCACAGAAAAAGAACAGCTTGATACTGCTCAATTAGAACAAAAATATCGCTGCAAGGTCTTTCCCTTTGGGCAGGGACAACTCCCCGATCAAGCCAGAGACTTTCTACGTAAACACTCAACACGTTTGCCTATCAGGTGGCTCCCAGACCTGATGGTCATTCGTCCAGATCTCTACCCACTTCATGGAAGTGAATGGATCTGGCTAGTAGACTCAAAAGCAGGGCGGCAGGATACGCGAAATTGGGATCTTGAAAAAGCAGCTCACGAAGCACACCGCCTGCAACGCGCGGCTCTTGGTCTTCCTATCGTCTATATCTGGCCTGATGGGTGCTCTTGCTCGTATGTAGAAGATTTGACAGACGATGTACTCATATCCGGGCCAAAGATAAGCGTCCATCGTACAGACTACTGGCTTGTACCTAAAGAACTGGCCCGCCCACTAGAAGATGTGTTTGGAAAGAAAAAGCCAGGGAAATTAGCATAACGCCCTTACATGGGGTAGGACATTTTGATAGAATAGCAGGCGATACTTTCTTAAAACATCGGTTATCCGATATATTGAAAGTTACAAACAACAGGCCGGACGGACGTGATCCTCCGGTCTTTTCTTATGCCCTTGCAGGGGAATATGTCGCTGCGATATATATTCTCCTTGCACATAGCAAAAGGCTATAGTATACTTTGTGAAGTGGGTATCATTTTGAAACCATCTTGATAGCAAGCGGGTCGGGCGGCTTCACGCTGTTGATGGAAGTGCTCGGCCCGTTGTCAAATAACTACTTGTCAGGACATTATGGCGAACGCAAAGGGTAGAACTACACGTGACGTGAATGCAGCGCAGCGGGCGGTACTTGCGCTCTCGCTTCGTGCACAACGTCTTTCCTACGACGAGATCGCCCGGCGCTGCGGATATGCCAGTCGTGGAGCGGCACACGATGCGGTACAGCGCGAACTGAACCGTGTGGTAGTTGAGAACGTAGAAGAGCTTCGCCGGGAAGAAGCCGACAGCCTGGATAAATTGGAGGCTATTTGCTGGAAACGGCTAGAAGAAGAAGGGTTCGAGAAAGCACAAATGTTCGCCGTGGACCGCATCTTAGCCATTAAAGAGCGCCGCTCAAAGCTGATGGGATTGGACAAACGGTCTGATGATCTCGTCATTCGCGGAACAGTTGTGAGAGAGTATGGCGCAAATGTAGGTGAAGTATGATTGATACTTCGGAACTAGTTATCCACTACCGCCCTCGCGGGGCAGCTCGTGACATCTTTGCGATGCGTGACCCTGAGATCATTCTTTCCGGGCCTGCCGGAACTGGAAAATCACGCTCCATTCTCGAAAAACTGCATCTTGCCGCCCTCAAATACCCCAATGCTCGTCTCTTGATGCTGCGCAAAACACGCCGCTCCCTCACTGAATCAGGCATGGTGACGTATTGGGAAAAGATTAGGCCAGATCTAGACGGGGTACAGTGGAAGCCTTCACTCCAACAGTATCAATACCCCAATGGCGCTATTCTTGCTGTTGGCGGCCTTGATAAACCTTCCAAGATCATGTCTTCGGAATGGGACATGATCTATTGCCAGGAATGTACCGAACTCACTGAAACCGATTGGGAAGCCTGTACCATTCGCCTGCGCAATGGCGTGCTGCCCTATCAGCAGCTTCTGGGCGATTGCAACCCGGATGCTCCAACCCATTGGGCGCGTCAACGGGCCAATGCTGGCAAAACGATCATGCTGGAGTCCCGGCATGAAGATAATCCAGTGTTGTTCAGCGATACTGGCGAGATGACGGTGGAGGGCAGGCGCTATCTTGGCACGCTTGAGTCGCTGTCCGGTGTGCGCCTTGCTCGCTATCGCTACGGAATCTGGGCGGCGTCGGAAAATACGGTGTATGAAGACTCTTGGGACCGATCGCGCAACGTGGTGAGTTCCGAGCAATATCCAGTCCTCAAGTCACAACCTCGGTATCTTGCCGTAGATTTCGGATTCACTCATCCGTTCGTGTGTTTATGGGCAGCAGTCGATAATGATGGCCGCATTATCATCTATCGCCAACTATATCGCACAAAGAAGCTAGTTGAAGACCATGCCAAAGACATTGCAATCGCTTCCGGCTGGTTTCATCTTCTGCCCAAAGACCACCCGAAATACAAGCCACAACCGGCTGATTGGGCCGATCCACTTCCACGGGATATCATCTGTGACCATGATATTGAGGACAGGCATACGCTCACCAAGCATCTGGGCCTGCATACCATTCCGGCAAAGAAAAGCGTGTCTGATGGCATTCAAGCGGTGGCAGCCCGTCTCAAACCGGCAGGCGATGGCAAGCCGCGCCTGGTCGTCTATCGGGACTGTTTATTTGAGCGTGACCAGGAGCTGGCTAGGGCAAAGCGTCCAACGTGCTTAGAAGAAGAACCGGATACCTATGTCTGGAAGCAAGGCAGCGATGGCATCAAAGAAGAACCGGTGAAGGAATCGGACCACGCTTTAGACTGCGTACGCTATCTTTGCGCTTATTTTGACTTGATGCCAAACAGTGTTACGTATCATCCGAGCATTTGGCGATAGGAGGTAGCCCATGCTTGCTCCCTACATGCAACAACATCCGACCACACAGTCCCTTGCCCAGGCGCCTATGTCGCAAGCTGACGCGGAGCGTAAACAACAGATGGCGCTTGCCTGGAAGGCTTACAGAGGCGATCTGCCAAAGCCACTCAAAGTCAGCGCTGACCAGCCAGACGACAATGTGTTGAGCAATCGCTGTGAGCCGATCGTCAACAAAGGTGTCTCGTTCTTGTTTGGCCAGACGCTCAAGATTGAAGCGCAGCATCAAGACTTCCTGGACGGCCTATGGGGTGATGATGACGAGCGTATGACGCTGCTTTCCCAGATGGCCATCAACGGCGGTATGTGCGGACAAGTCTTTTGCAAGCTTATCCCCGCGCAGGGGGAAATGCGTTTCCCGCGTATTGTCGTTATGGACCCGCAGATTGTGCGCATCGTAACCGCACCGGATGACTGCTCGCTCACGCTGGCCTATGTCATCGAGTACCCATCCATCAACGATTTCCAGAAACGCCAGATCATTGCCCGCATTGATCCCGATGGCCTTGCGGGGATCGCCGGTGAGTACGATCTGGACGACACCTGGACGATCACGAACTACATCAGAAGGGGCCATGCCGGGAGTTGGTACCAGGTCGGGCCACGTGAAGTGTGGCCATGGCCATTTGCGCCAATATTCACGTGCCAGAATCTGCCCAATCCAAACGAAGCATGGGGCACCCCGGATCTCACACCAGACCTGATTGAGCAGAACAAAGTCTTGAACTTTATCCAGTCGAACACAAGCCGCATCATCAAATATCACGCACATCCCAAAACGTTTGCAGTCGGCCTGTCCGCATCGCAGATCAATATCGGCGTGGATGATCTTATCTGTCTGCCGTCGCCGGACAGCAAGCTTGAGAACCTGGAAATGCATAGCGACCTGGCCAGTTCGCTCAACTTCATCGCCAATATCCGCAGCGATATGGACGAGCAGAGCCGGGTGCCAGCCGTTGCACTCGGGCGGCTCGTTGATCTGCCGAAAGGGAATCTCTCAGGCGTGGCGCTGCAACTCTTGTTCCAGCCGCTACTTGAGAAGACTGTCCAAAAAAGACGATTGTACGGATGTTTGATCAGAGAAGTTTCACGCGCCGCATTAGTTGTGGCTGGTTTATCGTCACTTGAGGAGTACGAAAACTATCCAGTAGGGTTACATTGGCAGGAGTTGCTACCCATTGATGATTTAGCAGCTGCCCAAACAGCTATGCTCTATCAGCAGCTAGGGGTAAGTACCGACACCGTGCTTGCAAAGCTCGGATTTGACCCGGATGACGAAGTGAGAAAAAGCGCGTTGGAAGCGGCACAAAAACGAGCACAGCAACAGCCGACGCAGCAACCGATGATGGCTGGACAATTGTCGCCTATTGCGTCCACCCCTGCAGGGGAATGAGGTGTGTATGAGAACGCTGAAGTATAACGGTGAGCGCTGGTATGTTGATGAGCGAAGTCTTTGGAAGCGCGTGCGTCAGTGGGTGATATGGATTGGTGGATGGGAAAAGGCCAATGGAAAAGGTTGGCAGTTCCTTATTGATTATGGAAATAAAAAGAGTTTGATGTCTCCCACACCTATTTCACTTTTTGGACATCGAATAACCTGCTATGGTTGGGGTTGGCAGATACGTATTCGGCGTGGATGTTATCTTGTATCTTCAAAATCTGGTGTATATGTTTCTTCCGATGGTGCACCGCCTGACGTTGGCAATTATCCAAAAACAGGCTTTTTCATTGTGCGAAGAAGGGACAGGAGATATGTATAGGATTCCACGTCGCGCGTCCCGCTATCGGCCACGTTATCAGCCACAAGGATGGCTTAGGGCGGTTGTGATGGGCTTGGATGACGGACTTGTCACAACCCTTGTGACTGTCATGGCTCTATCCAGCGCTGCGGTTGCATCTCATCTGTTGCTTGTTCTGGTAAGCGTGGTCCTGGCCAGCGCGATCAGCATGGCGCTCGGTGGCTTTGCTTCTGCCAAGCTTTCCAATGATAGCTACCCGGTGCGACAAGGCTTAGAAACCGGCGCTGCATTCATCGTGGGTGGGTGCGCTCCACTTATTCCAGTAGTGCTAAATCTACCATACATGCAGATGTGGTCCTATGGCTGTACAGCACTTGTGGCTTTAGCGTTTGGTGCACTGAAAGCCAAGTATACCGATGAAGCCGATGGGATGATGCAGTCAGCGGTATTCTTTCTGATGATCGTAACCGCAGGCACCCTTGCAGGGGTTGCGATTGGATGGATGCTGCACTGATGGGAAGGGAAATGATGAGAGTATTATTGCAACCGTTATTCTACCTGGTATTTGCAATGTTTGTCCGTGCTTCTGATCTGGCTATCAGTGCCGCCATTGCTAGAAGTGTGATGCGGGCAATTTGCTATGGCATTGTTGCGGTGATTGGTTTACTGATTGTTGTTTTGACGCTTTTCGGAGTGTGATATGAAATTAGTTTCTCAAGGGTTAACAAAGGAGGAAGCAACTCATGGCAGGTAAACACCCCGGTTTTAAAGCTGTACAGGCTGGAATTGCTCGCAGAAAAGGCGTTTCGATGGAAGCGGCAGGCGCTATCCTGGCCAGCGCAACACGCAAAGCGAGCGCAAAAGCGAAGCGAAAGAATCCCCGTTTGAAGCGGGTCAAAGGATAAGGAGATTGCTCTATGCCTACGAAAAGAACCGGGTTTGTGGATGCTTATCATAATTCCAGGCTCACACATTTAACTGGCACGTCGTATCCATCTAACCCTACTGGCAATTATGTTGCTCTTTATATTGGCAGCATGCCCCTTTCTGATGGGACAGGTGGGACTGAGGCTACTGGCACACGCCCGGGGATCACATTCGGCAGCCCCCAAACGGACGCCAATAACCGGGTGTACATCACCCATGCCAGTTCGATTAGCGCAACGCTCAGCAATGCAGCGCCCGGCGAAATCGTCGGTTTCGGCCTGTGCGCAGCTTCGACTGGCGGGACGCCTATTTATGTTGATCGGCTCGGACCATTCCAGGTACAGGCCGGGGCAACGGTGATTATTCCCGCTGGCACAATTCGTATCTATGCTGAGCCACCGTCCTATTAACATCTTGACAGGCGCATGCAAGGAAAACTATACTTATGTTGGAAGATACCACGCCCACAGCATCCCAGGAGGATGCTAGCGGCATGAACCCCGTATCCCAGGCGGATACCACAACCTCGACACCATCCCAGGCGGATGAGAGTCATAATAAGCCATCCAAAACTGCTGAAGACTATGAACGCATGATTGCGGAACTTCGCAAGGAAAACGCCTCTCACCGGACCAAACTGAAAAAGTTTGAAGAAGAAGAAGCGAAGCGGGTTGAGGCCCAGCTTTCCAAAGAGCAGTTACTTGAGAAGCAATACAACGAGCTGAAAACCGAGCATGAAAGCTTTGTCGAAGCTCAATTTGAGCAGATGATTGAGCATGAGATGGGACTAGCTGCTGCCGAACTTGGCGTGAGTCCTAAACATCTAAAGCGTGTAGCGCGTTTGATTGATTGGGAAGAAATTGATATCAACGATGATGGTATTGCAACAAACATTCAAGATTTGGTTGCAAGCCTTGTCAAAGACATGCCAGAATTGCTCGGCAAGTCAGCACCCACATCAGGAGGGGCAACCAATCCGTCTAGATCGCAGAGTAGCGCACCGCAGGCTCTTTCCTGGCAAGTCATCGGTAAAATGACGCCTGCTGAATATGAAGCACGGCGGTCGGAGATTCAGCAGTGGATGGTGAATAACCCGCCAAGATTTCGATAAACATGTTGCGTACTTTCGTATCTCCTGCCTAGCACCTGGCACGCTCAGATGTTGAGCAGGGGATGATGGGAGATACATTTAAATGTCTTTAAACAATTTTATCCCTGCATTATGGGCTGATACCCTTCTAGCGGCATTGAGAAAAAACCTGGTATACGGGAACCTCTTCAATGACGACTATGAAGGAACCATCCAGCGCTACGGTGATACCGTCAAAATTAATGCCATAGGCGACGTGTCCATCTACAACTATACAAAGGACACAGATTTGAACGCGCCTCAGGCCCTCACTGATGCGCAAACTATGCTCACCATCAATAATGCCAAATACTACAATTTTGAAGTTGATGACGTAGATCAGGCCCAGGCTCACCCCGAAGTCATGGCTGAAGCCATGAGCTGGGCAGCCTACCGGCTCGCTGATACTATGGATCAGTTCTATGCAGGATTTTATACTGACGCCATTACAGCTAATCTTGTTGGTAGTTCTGGCTCATTTGTTACCCCGCAGGCGGCAACTCAGGCCAATATTGGCGGTGGCCAGACCGTCTATGACTACCTCGTCACACTTGGCCAGTATCTCACTCAAAGCCTGGTACCCAAACAAGGACGCTGGTGCGTCGTGCCGCCGTGGGTCAAAGTCTACCTCGTCCAGGATATCCGGTTCACCAGTTTCAATACGCCCGACGCGAGATTGACGATCCTTTCCGGCAAACTGGATGCCTCCGCAGGCCGCTCGGGTGACGCTTATCTTGGCCAGATTGATGGTATGGATGTGTATGAGTCGGTGAATGCTCCTAATCTAGGTGGCACGAAAGGGCAATCTGGCTCGCAAGACGTGGTGCTGGCTGGACATCGTATGGCTCTCACGAAGGCGGAAGGCATTAACAAAGTTGAAGCCTACAGGCCCCCATATAGATTCGCCGACGCTGTCAAAGGGCTGGCCCTCTATGGTGCCAAGACCGTCAGGCCGTATGCGATCGCCGCGGCGTACTTGCAGCACCCATAGTTGTTTGAGGAGTAATTAATATGGCACGAACCAATTTACCAGTAACCAACATGACGCCCAACAGTGCCGTTCTCAACAGCGCGGGGACGGCGATTGACGCCTCAAACGGCATGAATATTCAGTTCAGCTCAACGTCCATTCCGGCAGCCGGTGGCCCTGATACACTGATTTTGTACGTTCAGAATAGCACTGCTAGCACAAAAACCGTGACGGTACGCGCCGGTGTGGGTGGCGGCGCAACACCGGGAGCCGCATTCCGCTCCGGGCTGGGCGATCTCACCACCGGCAATCTTTCCGCCAGTACCGGAACCGCCTTTATCGGCCCGTTTGATGTATCCCGGTTTGTCCAGACCGACGGCTCTATCAATGTAGATTTTGCTTCTGGTATGACTGGCACCATCTGGGCAGTATTGCTGCCAAAGCGATTCTAGCGATGTGGATCAAGATGCCTAATGGGCAGGTACATAAGGTGCTCATTGATGCTCACATTGAACGCTTATTGCAAGAAGGTGGCATAGAAGTTGCAGGTCCGACAGAATCCCCTGCAAGGGAGATAGTAGCCGATGCCAAATCCGTTGCGCAGCACGATGGCAGATCTGATAGCTCTCGTCCGGCAAATGATCGCCGATCCGGCAGGGCAAAATCAGACATTTCAAGACATCGACATTCAGAACAGGCTTGATTCTTCCAGAGAAGATGTACGCTATGAAGGATTAGCAATTGCACCTTCTATCGTCAATCTTCCCAGCACGAATAATCAGCCTTCTACCATTTTTGCTGACTATTATTCGCGTTACCAGTGGTGGGAATCGGACGCGGTCCTGCAAGGGCAGGGGTCAAACGGCGCGGCTTGGGTCGCGCTCACTCCTGCATCGTCTGACTATCTTGTTGGGCACTGGCAATTTGAGCTGAATGTCTTTACGTCGGGTACCGTTCCCGGTCAGTTGCCCCCGGTCTTTGCGACGGGCAAAGTTTATGATGTGAATTGTGCTGCCGCTGATCTGCTGGAATTTTGGGCTGCAACCCTTGCCGGGTCCTATGACGTGACGGTAGACGGCCAAACACTGCGCCGCTCGCAACTCATGCAAGCAAAACTCACGATGGCGCAACACTACCGCAGGCTGGCGAAACCAAAGATCGCGAAGCAGTCGAGACATGATGTGCTGGCTCCGATCGGGACTCGGCGTATGAGGCTGCTTGACTCAGACGATCTGATCAAAGGAGCATAAGTTAATGATCCCAGCTAGCGAACTTGCCAAAATACGCATGGACGCCGCCAATGCTGCGCTGGATCTGCCCTGCACCATCCAGCGCAAGACGATCACAAAAGACAACCTGGGGCAGGCTACGGAGGTCTGGAACACGATTGCGACCTGCAATGTGGGTATGACGCAACCGTCTCAGCAGCTTCTGCAAAATTACGATTTTATGATCGGAAGTTTGTCAGCTTGGCAGGTGAAGTTCCCCTATGGAACCAATGTTGCCGCCCAGGATCATTTGCTGATTACTGGCCAATTTGCCCAGCAAGTGTTGGTTGTGCAGGTCATTTTAGAGCCGCGTTCGTACGCAGCACTGCTCACAATACTGGCAAGTGAGGTGAAGCCTGAGCATGCATGAAGTAGCGCTCGCACTTAGTTGGATTGTGCCAACACTACAAAACGATGCCACTCTTACCGGGCCTACGGGGTACGCACCTGGCGGTGTGTGGCGAGCTGAAGCTCCACCGGGAACAGCACTACCGTACGTGGTAGTCATGCTTGATCCAAGCAGCAGCAGGGATGAGCAGGTATTTGGCGGTGGGCGCGCTTTCTCTGACTTGCAATTTCACGTTTTCACGGCAGGGCTGGCTGCGACCGGACAGCAGATTGCCAACGCAGCAGCACGGATTGATACCCTGCTCACGATCGACCAGCAAACAGCGGTGACCGGCGGCATGATCATTGCCAGCTACCGTATCTCGCCGATTGAATCCGATGTGATCATTGACGGCGAGGTATGGACAAATATGGGCGGCATTTACCGTATTATGTGCAAGAGCAGTTAGCATCCCCCTTGCAAGGGGTAGATTCGGAGGTTCAATCATGACGCCAGAGCAAGACCAGGAGCAATCGAAGGCTGCTGTGCTTACCGAAAAGCTGGCGCGCATTGACATTGTCGGCTTTGAAGTGCTGCCAGGCGAGGAAAACGTTGAAATGCTCTATGTACAGGGTAAGCTCATTTGCGGCGTAGACTACGCGCTTTCCATGCCTGATGAGCAGCTTAAGGCACTCATTAGCGAGACAGTGGAGAGCTGATATGGGCGTAAAAGTAACGATCGAATGGAATGGCCTTTCTACCGTCATCGGCAACCTGGATGCTATCGCAGCCAAAGCGCCCTCAAAGCTGGAAGAGCAGGTAGGTGAGCTAGCCAAAGATACGCTTGGCTTCTGGAAAGAAGTCACGCCAAAGCGCACCGGACGGCTGGCAGGCGGTGAATCGGCCCCTGCTTCTGGTCTGCAATTCACGCTCAATGACGGGGTGAAGTATTACCCATTTGTTGACGAGGGGCACATGACCCCAAGGGGTTGGCATACCAGGCATGGATACAGGCCAGCTAAACGCCGTTCGCATGTGGCTGGCAAATTTATGACCCAAAAGGCCGTTGACTTTATTGAAGGAAATATTACTAATTATCTTTCAAAATTTTTAGATTAGCATTGTTCATCTTGTATCTCGTCCAGAGCACCTGGCACAGTCAGATGTTCTGGAGGGGATGATAGGAGGAATATCAAATGGCTGCATTAGCTGGAATTGGTGCAAGCGTCAGTGAATCCTCAACTGCCTTCACCAACGCATCTAAGTGGACTCTTTCACTTAAAGGCGCCACGAAAGATGTAACCCCTTTTGGCGCAACAGGCAACTGGGTACTTAACCTTGCCACACTAAAATCCTGGTCAGGCAAAATCACTGCATTCCTGGATACCAGTGACACGGCGCAAACCAACTTGTTCGCCTTGCTCAACTCAACCGTGACTCTGACGCTCAATGTCGGTAGCAGTACACATAACTTCTCTGGCTCGGCAATATTGACCGGAATTGATCCCAATATTGACGTACAGAACGCTGAAACGGTGGACTTCAGCTTTACGGGCACCGGAGCGCTTACGTACTCCTAGTGGACATGAGGTAGTATTATGAGCGCTATTGCCGGAATAAGCGGGGATGTGTGGCTGTCCACATCCCCATCGACAGCCCTTTCATCGCCAGAGTCCTGCACTGATTCGGGGGACCATACCCATTACTTTGCCTCCGTTCATCAGGCGTGGGACCAGGTGCAGGGTATCACCGTGCAGTGTTCCCCCAACAACAGCACAGGCTGGGCAACCGTGACTGACTACGTTTTTTACTGGCCGGTTGGCGAGATTGTGTTTAACACTGCTCGCGTGGTGGGAACAAACAACTATGTCCGCATCAATGCCGGGAATTACTTTACACTCTCCGCGCTGGATGGCGCACACGCATGGAAAATGCAGTTCAAAGGCCAGACAAAGGACGTGACGCCATTCCAGGCGTCGGGTGGCTGGGCGCAATACCTTGGAACCATCAAGAACATGACCTTCTCTGTGGATTGCTTCCGCTACGATGCTCGTGTTCTGCAGGAGATGGTCACCGGCACCGGTTCAACGAACATCTCCAATGGCATCATCTTGTGCCAGCTCTGGTTTAACGAAGCAGGCGGGCAACGTTGGCAGTTTTACGGCTTGCCGACTGGCATTGACGAGACGGTAGCTGCTAACGACGTAGACAAACAGACGGTCAAAATACAGTCAACCGGGCCGGTATACCTGGTGACATCAAATACGTTCAGCCCAACAACAGTTACTCAGATGTAAAAAGGCAAATACATGACAAAAACAACAACCATAGAACTGGATACGACAAAAGAAGAAGTGCCATCAGCTAATGGCCATGAAGAGTGGCCAGAGTTCGATGACGACCTGGCATTTATCAATCACATTTTCAACCAGGAACCTGCTGAAAAGCTGGTAGATCTGCCGGAGTGGAAAGTCAAGGTACTCTGCCGGGCGCTTCCTGCTGAAGATCGCCTTCGTATCCAGGCAGAAGCTTATGACAAAGAGTCGAAAACGACCGATTACCGCCGGGCCTTTTATCTGGTACTCATGGCAGGCTGTTTCAATCCGAAGACGGGTCACAAGGTCTTTCGCGAGAGCCATAAAGCCAAAATCATGAGTGATCCGCGTAATGGCGCGCCTGCGGAGAAACTATTCGTGACCATCTTGCAGCTCTCTAGCATGCTTAGCACGGATGCGGAGCGAGCAAGAAAAAACTAGAGAATCCCGCGCTCTATGATGCGTATCGGCTCGCTGAGCGGCTCGGATACCGGCATGTGAGCGATTTGTTGAGAGATCAGAGCAATCGCGAACTGACCGGCTGGTTTGAGTATCTGCACATGGATGATGAGGTCCAAACAAATCGGCTCATTTACGCCATCGTCAAGGCGTTTAATGGCGATAAAGCACAGTCAAAGCAGCAAGTAGACGATGATGGAGAGGTCATTGACACGACTGATCCAAGTTTTCTAGAGCATTTTCAGGGATTTACCGGAGCACCAGGAAGACGCACGTAATACTACCCTTGCAAGGGTACAGAAAGGAGGGAAAGGCGATTTTAGCAGGTAGCAAAAATGGACAAGAAATGGCTTGTAGAGCCAATCTATGCTATAATTCAGACATAGAAAATGTGTTTGCCCTGGCAGTGCGGAAACACTCCAGGGCCGATAGCAAAGATTGGAGCTTTGCCATGGATAATATTATACCTTCGCGTCTGCCATCTCGCAAACAATACACACCTTTAGAGCGCTTTCTGTCTCATGTTGTTGTTACCTCAAATGGTTGTTGGATATGGTATGGAGCAAAAGCCAAAACCAAATGGGGAGATTATGGACTCTGTTGCTTATCTGATACAAATAGAACGTGTAGAGCACACCGCTGGTCTTATGAATACTTTGTAGGTCCAATTCCTGATGGTCTACAGTTAGATCACAAATGCCGCAATACACTGTGCGTCAATCCAGAACACTTGGAACCTGTGACCAATCGAGTAAACACAACTCGTGGAGAACGATCACTACTCAACGTTAAAAAGACCTCTCGCTACATTGGCGTTCGTTGGGAAACGCACCAAGGAAAAGGCCGATGGCGTGCAGATATAAAACTGAACGGGAAAAGCTATACTCTTGGAAGATTCTTGTCAGAAGAAGATGCACATCAAGTGTATATGGATGCCCTAACAGACTTTGAACAACATGGCATTTTTCCACAACGAAAAAGACCCTATGTAAGAAAGCCACAAAAGAAGGGAGGTGATTGAGATCGCTGATGCGGGTAAGTAACACTGCCCCCGCTCGGTAGGTGAGAGCTTGCCGGGCGTGCAAACCTGCTATATCGGGGGAAGTCCAGCGGTGGATAATCCCGACGGAAGTTGTAGCGTAAGCTATTAACCCGCGAGAGACTGAATGCAGGTCCGAAAGGAAAGATACAGTCCGAGCTGCACGCATAACCAGAAAAGAAGGTGCAGAGAGCTACAGAAATGATAGCTCCCACCCGAAGCCGCGGGTGAGTAACAAATCTGGAAGTGAAAGCCAAAGTAACGGTAGAGTACGATGGTTCAGGATTAGAACAAGCAAAGAAGGACCTGGAATCCCTGCAAGGGTTGGGGCAAGGTGCTGGTTCAGGGGTTGGTGAGCTTAATGACGCGCTGGGCGAATTGCAAGGGAACTTGATTGAGGGGCAAAAAGCGCTCACCCCGTTTACTGGCGCGGTAAATGAGATGGCTGAGCCATTTACTGCTGGTGAGACGGTCATCACTGAGCTTAACGATGCGCTGGGAGAGCATCGTGCCGCCATTGAGGATACCGCCGATGCATACAAAGCGCTGCAAGAGCCTCTTGGCACGGTCGTTCCGATGTTGCAAAGTGCGCCTGCGCCGATGGCCCTGCTCACAGAACATGCGCAGTCGCTCTCTGAGCAAGTTGGCAATGTCGGCGATAATTTTGCGGCGCTGCAAGATATGTTTGCACAGCCGTTGCTGCCACCGGGCTACATCGAGCATGTGCAAGAATTGATGAATGCCACCTCTCAACTTGCCCAGGTCCCGGAACAGTTGATGCTGCCTGATGTGGTTGAGGGCAGTCTACAAGCAGTTGGACCTGCCTTTGATCAAATCGCCGAGAATATGGCGGTATTTCAGGATTTGGCGACAACCCCTCAGCCGATGCTGATGCTCCAGGAGTATTTTCGGGAAACCGGCCAGGACATGAATAGTTTCACGGAATCCATCGGCAAAAGTTGGTCAGACATCCATGAGCAGATGAGTCAGCAGTCACAAGACATCGGCAACTCTTTTGTGGGCATGGGAGATGAAGCAAAAAGCACAAGTGAAACTATCACTGATTTAGGGTCATCGATAGCAGATACAAGCAAATCCATAGATGAAATAGGTATCGCATCTGAAGAGGCAAGCAAGAACGGCGAGGGCTTCTTTGGCGGCTTTTTCAATAGCTTGGGCACTCAGATTTTTGGTGGGGTAGATAGTGCCGGAATTGAAAGCAAAGGGATATTTGGCGGCTTTAGCGATCTGGTAATGGGCTTCGATAGCTTTATGCGACCGCTGATGTACCTACAAATGGGCGCACAGATGGCAACACAGCTAGGAACGGCCATCTATAATAGCGCCGCTATTGCTGAAGGACCTGCTGCGCACAGCATGGGCACATTTACCGAATCCGTTGACAGTTTAGGTGTGACCGCACAAAAAGCCGGTGGAGCATTCTCTGAGGCATTTGGACAGCAGTTTACCGCGACCATTGATGGCATTAACGCTGCACTCGGCAATACAGGACCAGAAAGTTTCACGGGCGGCCTGCTTGGAGGGGCGCTTTCGTTTGGCAGCAATTTGCTTTTAGGCGGTCTCGGGGGTCTTCTCACTTTAACTGGCATCGGCGCTCCTATCGGTCTGCAAATGATGTTTGCTGGAATGGCAGGAATTGCCAACAATATCGGAGAGTGGACGGGGGTAGGACCTGTTATTACCGGCCAGCAGGCAACGCCACAGATGGAAATACAGGCTGAAGTGCAAAAGGGCCTTTCTTCCATACCAACGCAGGTCATATCTGACGCGGCAAACGCACAAGTAAGCGCAACAAAAACACTAATCGAAGCAGTCAATCAAAATAATTTAGTGTCAAACGCGCAACAGGCGTATGCCCAACAATTTGCGCAAACACAAATGCAGCGATACGAAGCTGCACACCCTTATAACTACCAACAAGAATTGTTACAGGCAAATGCAGCAAATGATTTGCAAAATGAACAATACGCCGTAACACATAACACCTATGGCAATGCCATGCAGCAAGCCATGCAGCAAGGAAACTGGTTTGGTGCAAATGGCTTTTTTGCCAATCTCGGAGGTGATCTTTTTGGTCAAGGTGGACCTATCCAAGGACTCTGGAATCTTACTGCAGGGAATATTTTAGGTGGCCTATTTAATCAGGGTCAGCCTGTCTCTGCTGGAAGCGTCTTTGGCGGGATAAGAGATGCTCTCAGTTATTTGACCCCATTCGCACCGGCGGCAGACTATGGACAGACAGGACCGGGGGAAGGATGGGCCAGCCAGCTCCTTGGTGGTGCTATGGGCGGCCTTGGCAGCGCTGGAAAGTTCCTCTGGGATATAACAGGTGGTGGCATTGGGCAAACATTTAATGGTATCGGCAACTGGTTAGGTGGTCTTTTTGGTGGCAATGCGCAAACAGAAGCTATTGCAAGTCGCGATGTTAGTCATCTATCAACTGCCGGTTTTGGTGGCTCACTAACAAACAGCGGTGTGGGCACTCAGCAAGTCGAACTATCCCACACATTTACTGCCAAAGTGGACTGGCAGGCAGAGAACCTAACGAAATCATTCACGGCAGCCGCGCAATGGGCCGAACACAATCTGGTCCATGCGGCGGTAGCAGCGGCAGAGTGGGCCGAACACAACCTTGTCCATGCAGCTGTTGCGGCAGCCGAATGGGCCGAACACAACCTGGTCCATGCGGCGGTAGCAGCGGCAGAGTGGGCCGAACACAACCTTGTCCATGCAGCTGTTGCGGCAGCCGAATGGGCCGAACACAACCTGATTCACAATGCCGTAGCGGCGGCGCAATGGGCCGAAGAGAACCTGATCCACATGGCGACCGCTGTAGCACAATGGGCTGAGCAAAATCTTGTCCACTTGGCAACGGCGGTCGCGCAATGGGCCGAGCAAAACCTTGTTCATCCGGTCACGGCGGCAGCCGAATGGGCCGAGCGTAATTTGGTCCATGCGGCCACAGCAGTAGCATCGTGGGCAGAGAAAAATACCGAGCATCTTTTTGAAGGTATTGCACAATGGGAGGGGCAAAACCTACAGCATACCTTCTTTGCCGAGGCGAGCTGGGTACTTGGAGGCGGAGGAGGTGTTCCGGCGTTTGCAGAGGGCGTCTCGAATTACTCAGGCGGCGCGGCGGTCGTGGGTGAAGCAGGAGCCGAGGTTGTAGAGCACAATGGCCAATACATGCTCTTTGACCAGCCGTCCTTTGTGAATCTGCCGCCGGGGGCATCCGTTTATCCGATGCAAGATATCTCAGGCTACTCTACACCGCGCATGCTTGCACAGGGAACTGGCGAGACAGTTACGCCTATTTTGCTTGGCGGTGCAGGTGGCGGGAATATGGCGCACTCCATTAATTTGACAGTGTATCTCGACAGTCAGACGCTTATTCAGACGCTGGGGATGCCGCTTGCGCAAAACATACGTGTTGGTATGGGCATTAGATCATATTGATATATCAAAGAGGTAAAAATGACGTTTATCAGTCTCGTTCCGAGTGTGTTTACTAACGTCAAGCAATACGGAGCCAAAGGGGATGGCTCAACTGATGACACGGCAGCCATTGCGGCTGCGCTCGCATCGCTCTCCAGTACCGGAGGTGTTTTGTTTCTTCCGCCTGGCACCTACATTACCGGAAACCAGACTATCCTTAGCAATGTTTTGATCATGGGAGCTGGGCGAGGCGCAACAACTATTAAGCTCAAGAGTGGAGTTAATGCCGACCTTTTTAGCGCATATACATCTTCGATCAATCTGAGCGCAAGTATGAATTCAGGGTCGTCCACGGATGTTTCACGCTTTGGCTTTATGTATTTAACACTGGACGGCAACAAATCAGGTCAGACCGCAGGTCCATCGTACCCTCTCCGCTTTTATGGACGTGACTTTATCTTAGAATATGTAGATATCCAGAACGGCTATAGCGGCGGAATGCTCTGCGATTGGAACTATACCGCACAGATATCTGGCGTGTCTGATCAGATGGAGGCCAGAATTAATCATGTCAAAATTCATGATAATAACGGCATTGGATTGCAAATGGGTGGACCGCATGATAGCCACTTGACCAGCGTTTTTAGCTATAATAATACATCTCATGGCTTCCATTTTGCTCCTAATGCAACAGGAATGCTTGTCGAAAAATGCCATCCATATCATTTATCTCAGAGCGTTTCTGCTGTAGGTTACCTTGTCGAATCCACGGGTAATTCTTTCACGAACTGCATTGCCGAGGGCTCAGATACCGCGCAAATGGTGATTTTGGCCAACAACAATTCTGTGATCGGGGGCGAAATTTACGGCAATCCTGGCTATGCAGGGTATGGTGTCCAACTCGGCCAGCAGTCAGGCGATACTGTCATCCCCGGGCAAATATTGCAATCAGGCGGAACGGCAATAGCAAATATTGCATCGGGATGCATAATCAACACAGTCATCAACAGTTGCTCGTATGCTCTCAACTGCCGCAATGAGAACAATAATATCATCAATGCAAATGTGTATCAGACATCAAATTCAGCGTTATATAGCAATACAATTAACAAAGGTTCCGACAGTTTTACATTGAATGTGTCAGGGCTGACGACAGATAACACACTCGGGAAAAGTGGCGGTGTGAATATCAGCACCAACGGGTCAACTTATGCTCTTACCATAACTGACTACGTGAATGGCAATGTTTTTCAGGTGGACAATCATGGCAATCTCTTCATGACTGGAGGAATAAATACCGCAGCAGGCTTTTACTTTACGGCTTCAACAACAGCCAATTCTCTGGCGTCCAACGGCACCATTAACGCTCAGGGACTGTCAGATATTGTGGTTGCCCCAACGGCGAACGTGACCGGCATTATCATGCAACCTGGCTATGGGGGGCAGTTTTGCGTAGTCGTGAATGCTAGCAGCTTTAGTATAACTATGGCCACAAGTGCGACTTCTCACGTAGCTAACGGCACGAGCTGTGTTATTGCGGCGAATAACGCACAAACCTTTTTCTATAATTCAACGACCAGTCTCTGGTACCCTTGCTAGGTGGTGATGTATGAGTTACAGGTCAACGATTCTGGCAGATTCGCCTACAGCGTATTACCGCCTGGACGAGTTGTCTGGCTCCACAGCCATAGACAGTAGCGGCAATGGCTACAATGGCACCGTGTCCAGCTCGGGCGTCACCTACAGCCAAGCAGGGGCCATTGTAGGCGATACCGATACCTGCATGTTGTTCTCATCAACTGCACAGCTCGCTTTGCCTTATACGCTCAATCCTTCCACTTGGACGGCACTCAGCCTGGAATACTGGATTAAACTGTCAAGCGGCTGGCAGTATGTTGTAATCACAACCTCCAACACCACCGGCATAACCACGATTTATTTAAATGGGAGTGTCTATACCAGCGGCACCGGCGATTTTATCGGGATTGACACGGACATCTATTATGCAGGCTCACCACAAAGCGGCGATCTGGATGAAGTAGCACTGTACAACTATGTGCTCACGCCTGCTCAAATCATTAATCACTACCTAGCAGGGCTGGCGGCCTCTGCATTCTATGTCTCAAATGTTGCATCGACTATCAGCAGCCTGATACTCTCTGACCAGATGTCTCAGACAACAGGCGGCGCAGAAACGAGTGTCAGCATCACCGCCCCTAGCTCAGGCAACAATCTCTATATTGAACTGCTCAGCCAAGGCGGCACGTCCAGCGGCACCCCTGCATTGCCAGCGCCGACAGGCAAAGGTTGGTCCATACCCTTGCAAGGGTATACCATCACCGCAGGCAATTGGCAGGCGGCTTTTACATTGGCAAAATCTGGGGCAGCGATGAGTGGAGCATCACTTTACGTACGTTTTTACCGGCGTACCATGGACGGCACCTACTATGCCATTGGTAGCAGCGTGCTGAACAGTCAGACACTCTCAACCACGAAAACCACGTATTTCTTGCCGTCGGCATCAGCAACGCTCTGGCAATTTATTGCAAACGACACGCTCTACGTAGATGCGTTTGCATTCAACGGAAACACGGCCTGGGCCAGCGACGTGTTCACAGTTTATGTCTCGAACAGTGCCGGTGCTGGTGTGTTTAACGACGGGACTATCTTTTCTCCGCAGATGATCACGACGCCGCCAGGGCTTTCCTGCTATGTTGGCATGCCGAGCTTGCAAAGCGGCGCAACATTGCCTGTCAAAAATGAGAGTTTTGTACTGGCGGACGCGCTGGATCAACGCAGCGTGTTGACGCTGACCGGCGAAGACACAAACGGTAATCTATCATATACGCCAAACATGCCGGTTGTGCTGAGCGATCATGATCAGGGCAAACTCTATGACGGCTATCTTGCCAGTGACAAAATGAGCAGAGTGGTGGCAGGCCCTGGCTCGCCGCAGCTTGAGCATCAGTTGACTTGCGCGGACCACCACCGCGACGTGGACAAGCGCGCCAACACCACAAACTATCTGAACTGGCAAGCCGGGGACATCGTTTGTGATTTTATCCAGCAAACGCTGAACCAGGAAGGCATTACTGGCGAATTCGCGCTAGAAAGCGATTACACACCAGCAACATTCAGCCAGGGCACGTTAAACGGGACGATTGCCACGACCACCACGACGCCGTTCACATACGCTCCAAACACGGCGACACCGCCGGTTACATCGAATACCGGAGATTTGGAGCTGACCAGAGCAGGAACACAATTTACGCTGACGGAATCAGTCACATCGGACTTTGCATCTGGCACGCTGACGAATATGGTGGCCAGCAACAATGAACTCACCCCAGTCACGCAAAGCGCTATCAAGGTGACAGCGCTCTATTCGCCGGTGGCTGGTGGATCTTCTGTTGCTGCTACTGAAGCGGGAGGTATACAGACAAGTGGGGAGTATATTTTAAATCTAGCACGCGTGAAAATTTGGTCAGGGAGTATGACCGTTGGCACACTTGATCAATTTAACTATGATATCTGGATTAGCAGCACTTCACCGGCATTTATGGCTGGAGTTGACGTGCAATTCAGCGATGGAACATATTTGTCCAATATTCAGGTTGGCACGCTTGACTCCAATTTTGGGGTTGGGATGCTTGACCAGAATGATCTTTCTGTTGATGTCCTCCAGGATCTGAGCGCGTGGGCCAAAGACACGTGGCTCACAAGAAACCTGAATCTACAAGCCTATAATGGAAAGTCTATTACAGCTATCTATGTATTTATCGCAGGGTCTAGCGCCGGGACCTATACTGTTTTTACCAAAAATATCTACTTATCCAGTCAAAGTAGTAATCCATTTTTCGGAACATCGGCAACGACTACCCAGACAAATCCTCCTGTAGTCACAACGACTGGCGGTTATGTCGCTTCAACCGTGGCTACTTCGGTTGTACAGGTCTACAATCCCTTAAGCTGCTATCGCATTAGTCCTGCGCACTCCATCTCAAATGTTGGACTTGTACAGAACAGCACAATCACCTGGACAGCGAGCTTACCCGCCACTGGTGGCCTAGCCCCAACGTATCCCCCTGGTACATCAAGCACAACATCATCAAATAGTGGCACAACAAGCCCTGCGATGGTGCTTATGGTGTCCTACGACGGGAATACATGGTTGCAATGCCAGAATAGTCAGGCACTGCCAGGTTTGCCCCCGGGCGCAAATGTGGGCGGACTTTCGCTTTATCTACGCGAGCAGTTCGCGTGTGGGGCTGATCCGAGTGCAATACCGGCACTCCTACAGGTACAGATTACGATCAATTCGGCTGCAGCTCAAACGGTGAGCGACATTGTGACTGAATATGGAACAGCATCACAGTGGAATACAGGCACGCAGGTATTGACCGGTCCCAACTCGAATGGCAATCTGACACTTGGGAGTAGTGCTAATCCGCTAACGCAAAATTGGTCAAGCAGCTCGATACTGAACAATCAGACATTTTTGGCCGGATGGAACAATGCTGGTACACAAGCGGTATCAGGCGGAGCGTATACGATGACCCCAGGTGCCAATAGTGGGGGTGGTTCGTGGTGTCAATCCCGATTCGATTGGGCTGGCTACTTTCAAAATGGCACCATCGAGGCCGATGTGAAAGTTAGCTCAAGCAATGCACAGTGTGGCATTGAGTACAGACAAACCGGCTGGGGGAATGCGAATAACAATGGAGCCTATTATGTCGCCATTGACAGGAACGCTCAATCTGTTTTTATCGGATATGGGTCAAATGATTTCGGCAATACTGCCGGAACATTCACAACCATTGTAGCTATTTCAGAAACAATCAGCACCAATACGTATTATCATCTCAAGATCGTTGTTAGTGGTCATCGGCATCTTGTCTATTTCAACCACGGAACGTCGCCGATTATCGACCTGATAGATAGCACATACACAGCAGCAGGTCAGATAGGGTTTAGGGCCTGGACGGCTGGGACATCATCGTTTACCGCAAGCATTGACAATTTTTCGATGGTGACTACGACCGCAGGCACCTGGATATCACCTCCTACATCATTGTCCAGCTTAGGAACCTGCGGATATACGCAAGTCTGCTGGACAGATCTGAACAGTCAGGGTCAGCCAGAAACCACAACAACCGTGTTAGCATCCATCGATGGAGGCTCAACATGGCAGCAATGCACCAATGGTGCGGAAATCCCACAGTTGCCGCGCGGGACCAACGTATCCAGTGCAAATCTCGTCTTTCAGATGATCTTGTCCAGTGCCACACCACCTATTACAACGCCGGTCATCATGGGTCTGTATGCGCGCGTGTGCGGAAACTATGGCACTGTCACTGGCACGCGTATTTCGCCTGCACTTAGCCTGACGCCAGTTGGGTATATCACCTCAAGCAATTGCATGTGGAACGCGAACACGCCGACCGGCACGAGTGTAGTGGTTGCAAGCTCCCAGGACGGCGTGACCTGGACGAACGTAGGCAACAACGGCGCGGGTGCCTCGTTGCCTTATTGGAGCAATCAGCCGTCGGCAACGCAGGACCTCTTTAATAGCAATACGCTGAGTAACTATACCAATACAAGCAAGAGCGGCGGCAGTTCGGCAAGCGTGACATACGATACCACGAATAGCCGAATCACCCTTGCAGGGGGTTCTGGTGGGCTCTACCTCAACAACTCCATCAATTGCGCAGATGTGGACTTGCTTTGCGACATGGACGAATCTGACGCTGGCGGCCTGTGCTGGCACGTGGTGGACACATCGGACTATTACGAGCTGGGTGTCTACGATGCGTCATCATCGGGCGGGTTTACCAATCAGCTCAGGCTCTACAAGGTCAGCGGGGGCACCAGGGCACTCCTTGGAAGCGCTTCCAGTGTCACGTTTACGCGTGGAACATTTCACCGCATCAGGGTCAAGATGAAATCCGGCTTGATCAATGTGTATTGGGATGGCACCTGTGTGCAGTCATACCTGGACACATCGCCGCTAGGAGCCGGGCAGGTCGGACTGCGCAATGACGGCGGGACGAGCCGGTATTATCAGCTCTGGTGTCAGCCACTCGGCACTAATTTGTCAGGCCAGGTTCTGTACACGAAGGTCACGATGTCTACATCAGACCCGCAGTACATGCCGCAACTCTTCACGCTGGTCTGTTGTGCCCGCGGCCCATCCATCGCTACCGGCGCGACCATCTACCAACTCCATCCACCGACTTTGCCATTTGCTGCCTATTACAGCGCGGAAATGGACACGCTGGTACAGGTCAGCGGGGATTACTACTGGTACGTGGACAAATGGCGGCAGCTCCATTTTAGGCCGCGTCTGGCCCGACCTGGCGCGTTTCCTGTGCAGTCTGTGGCGGACCCTGCAAATAGCAGTGGCTTCCTGCTCTATCAGCCGACCGTGACCGTAACGAATTCTGCTGATCCGCTCAGGAATCAGCAAGTCGTGACCAACGTGATCGGCCTGGTCACGCCACCAACCGAAGTCAAAGTTGCCGACGGTTCAACCACGAGCTGGGCACTTGGCTATCCGGTCCATAGCGCGCCGACTATTCTTGTGAACGGTCAACCGGCGACAGTGGGAATTCAGGGCATAGACAACAATAAGCAGTTCTACTGGCAACCGGGCAGTCCGTCTATCAGCTATGATAGCAGCCTGCCAAAGCTACCATCCGGGACCGTGATCGACATTACCTATGTTGGAGAAAGCACCATTAACGTGATCGTACCTAACAATACAGCTATCACAGCCCAGGCAGCCATCGAAGGAAACAGCGGCATCATAGCCGAGATAGAGGATGCCAACAGCCTGAACACGACCACAGCGGCCACCTTTGGCATGACACAAGCCCAGGCCCAGGCGTTTGCCAATGGGCTGCTCGCGCGATACGGCAACAATGACCCGGTAGAGCTGATCGGCACAACGATGTATTCGGGGCTGGTACCAGGAACGGTGATTCCGCTCTTTTTGCCTGAGATGGGACAGTGGAATGCACAGCTCCCGATCGTCAAGCTCACAACAACTGCGTACCAGGGAACAAACGGGATGCTCTATCTGTATTCCATCGACGCTACGAACGGGGCAAATCTAACGAGCTGGGCTAGGGTATGGTTTTAAAGGGAAACGCATGACAAGGAATGACTATGGAGACCTTTCAGCGTTGCTGATTTCCAAGCTGCAAGTGTTGGAAAACAAGGTTGACGCGCTCAATCAGGACCGCGTGACTCGAACAGATTTCGAGAACTTGCGCAAAGAAATTTCTGGCTCCTACGTTCCACGTGATGCTTACGAACCAAGACATGCAGCTCTCGTTGAGCGCGATCTGCAATTAGAAAACCAGATCCGGGAACTGCGCAAAGATTGCGAAACAGACCTGAAAGAATTACGAGACAGCGTACAAAAGGATCAGCAGCGCATTCACGACCGGCTAGAAAGCGGGAAACAGCAGATTGAGGATCGATTGTCGCTGCAACAAGAACAGATTGAGCAGGATATCAAGCAGCAACAAGAAGCCCAACTGTCGGCAAAAGATCGTCATTGGGTACGCATATCTCAGATTGGCGGTATCGCTGCGATTATCATTGCACTCGTTGATTTGGCGCTGCAAATTCTGCAGCACATCAAATTTCAGTGAAAAGAGTATGTCATGTTTGGATGGCTGAAATGCTGGCGTTGCTGGTTTGCACTTTCGCATGATTGGTATGTTGTAGAGCACAACGCCAACGCACTTACGCAAATCTGCCGAAGATGCGGCAAACGAGTGACACGCGTCTATCCACCCTTGCAAGGGTGAGAAAGGAGGGCAAATGGCCGATGTGTTGACGACGCGTGATGGGCTGATTGGCAATTCGCCACGCTATACCGGCTATATCAGTCCACCGTACAAGCGGTATCTGAAAGATGACGCGGGAAACGCTATTAATCTGACAGGCGTAGTACCAGGAGCATTTAGCGTCACGTTTGTCAACCAGTCGAATCCGTTGCTGGTCAAGACAGGTGGTGGCACCTTTACCATTGTGAGCCCTGCCACACAAGGGCTGGTTTCATATCAATATGCAGAGGAGGACCTGGCAGACGCAGGGAACTGGTATGCATTCTGGACGGTACAGTTGCCAGGCGAACTGAGCCCGCGTGCGTTTGACCCTGATTTCCTTTCTATTGTAGCCTTCCCAGGAGGATTACCGATCGTGACCATACAACAAGTCGATTTAGAGCAGCTAGGAGGAACACAGATTTCCTCAAGCAACCCGGTCCCCGTGAGCGGACCTGTAACCGCTGCCGACGGCGGCATCGTAGCGCTTGGCACAACGACCGATAGCAGTAACGCCTCAACTACCATTGGTCTGCTCAAGGCTATTAAGGCGTATCTGGCAGGCACACTAACCACATCGGGAACCGTGACCGAAACCAATAGCGCGGCAATCCTGGCTGATGCCAATAGCATCGTAACAGCCACTAACAATGCCAGTACGGCTATTGGCACAGTTGGCGATGCAGCATGGTCAGGCTCTGGCAATGGAACTGAGATTGCCATTTTAAAGAAGCTGGTAGCAGAGCTTGCGGCCACGCTCAATGTGAGTGTTGTCAGTGCACTGCCAGCCGGAACGAATGTGATCGGTCATGTTGTGGTAGATAGCGCAGGCTCTGTGAGTGTCACTAGCTTACCTAGCATTCCCACAGGTTCAAATACCATCGGCAGCGTAAACCTGAATGCTGGCACCAACTTGATTGGAGGTATCCAACAGGCAGACCTGACAGCCACAGGAACCATTAGCGCCGCGCAGCCGTCAATTAATACGCCTGTATCCAACGCCACGGTGACACTGGCGGTCGGCCAAGGTCAGTCAACATGGAAAGCTCAGTTATTGGCTGGTGGCGGAGGATTTACCAGCGCCACCACAATTGTTGCCGACAAGTCCCCCGATGGTGGGACAACCTGGTATAGCGCAAGCTTTAAGGTCAGTGGCGCAAATCCAAATACGTCTGTTTCATCCGTGGTTGGTCCGGGGCCTCTTGAACTGACAGGCAATGCAGCAGGTGTTTCCCACGTCCGCATTCGCTGTTCTATTTTGAACTCAACGGAAACAATCGCGGTGACCTTGCGCGGCGGAGCAGGAGTTGCAGAAATCGGGCTGATGTCTCCTGTACCGGCGGGAACTAACACTATCGGAGCCGTGACACAGGCTAGCGGACCTTGGACGCAAAATCTAACGCAGATAAATGGCACGGCGCTCTCAAACACCAACCCGGTACCATCCCAGGACATTGAACAATCGGGGTATGTTACCGCATCCTCCCCGCCAGCTCAGACCAACGCGGGCAGTGATACGTCCTACACCTTCAGCAACCAGGTCAACCGAGTGATCATTCAGAACAACACCAGCGTGAATCTAAACTATGCCTTCGATACCGCCGCCTCTGCTGGCTCATTTTTACTTGTGCCAGGTGCAACATTAGTTTACCCGAAGAAATGCACAGTGTTGCATCTGTACACAAGTACAGCACAAAGCATTAACGGGACTTCAAGCGGAAATATCGTAGTTCTTGGAGCATTATAATGCCATATCAACTGACTGTACAGAGAAATCTCACTTCTTATAATGCCAAAGATTATGGCGCAACAGGCAATGGTACAACAGACGATACCACTGCGCTCCAGGCGCCTCTCACAGCGGCAAAAAATGCAGGAGGCGGCAATGTCTTTGTGCCTGCTGGAACTTATCTCATCAGCGCGCCTCTGATCATATCGAGCTATACATCCTTAATTTTGAGCAGAAATGCCACCATAACGCTGGCTGCTAATGCCAATTGCAATATGCTGCAAAATACGGCAGTAACGCCACAGCGCAGCGTGTCTGATGCCGCGATCACAAATGCCTCGACCACTCTGACATCAAACACCGCCAATTTTACGAGCACTGATGTAGGGCGCACGGTCGTCATTACCGGTGCGTGGCAAAGCAGCAACAATCTCTGCACAACTATTGCTAGCGTGACCAATAGCACCACTGTAGTTCTAAACACAGCAGCAACTGCTACAGTGAGCGGAGCTGCCTGCTCAATTTTTACAAGGGATACAAATATCGAGATAGCCGGTGGAACGTGGAATAGGGGAAATAATGGCAATGCTACGAGTGCGACTGTCACCACAAACACTACAAATTTACGACACATTGATAATCTGTATGTGCATGATGCTACTTTTGTGTACGGTACACTTAAATCGTACAATCTTGCATTAGTTGATGTAACAAATGTCTCAGTCAAGAATATTACTCTCAACGGACCTAACACTGTCCTCAATACAGATGGCGTTTGTATTGATGGACCGGCACAGTGGATAAATGTTGACGGAGTGTATGGCACCACAGGAGACGATTTTTGCTCGTTTCACACGATTTCAATTGATAGTGTAGCTGGCAATCAGAGCGATATTACGGTCACAAATCTTTTTCCAAATCAGGTTGGCCAGGCCGCTTACAAGTCACATGCAGATTCAGGAACAACAGTACGCTCGCTGACGGTGCGCGGTGTGCACGGTACGGTTGTTAGCGGTGGAGTGCATATTCAGGACTATGTGACGCCGAATAGCGACAGCAACATGTCCAATGTCCTGATTGATGATATTGATTGCACAATCGCTGGAAATAGCATTCCCCTGATTTACATTTACTGTAACAACAGTACTGGTACCATTACCTGTAGAAATATTGTTTGGCGTGGTACAGGTTCTCCAACACAGGCAATCTATTTTGCCTCTGGTTCGACGCTCGGCACACTGATAGTAGACGGCATACAAATAGAGGCAGGCACGGGAATAAATGCCGTATACGTAAACGGAACGCTTAACAACTTGATAGTACAGAACGTTTCTTGTCCGAATACATCCGTACTAACAAATGCCGTTGTTTCCTGTGACACATCTGCTTCTATAAAATCTATTGCAATATCAAACGTTATTGCATATTTCACAACAACAGCGCAAAATCCTGTTCTGAGCAATAAGGGATCTCTGAAGGTCGTGTCATTCAATAATATCTATCTGAACAATGGCGGTATTGTCCTTCTCCACAAAAATTCGCCGTCAAGCATTCAGGCGCTCATGAATAACGTCACGCTTGATAGCGCGTATCAACTTGCACAACTTATCGCTTGTGCAGCCGATATAAGCATTTCAAATCTCAATGTGATCAGTTCAAATCAGAGCGTATTGATTGCCTGTACAACAGCAGGCTCAAATTTAACAGTGCGCGGTAAAGGCTTTATTAATCCAGGCAATAAAACAGCATTTACACGCGATGGAACGCAGACCGTGCGCATAAACCATCCAGAAATGTTGGCCGACCTTTCCACACTCACGCCAACAGATCAGGATATGGTGAGCAACAACAACGGTTCGCTTTCTTGTGGTACAGGCATTTGCCTCTATCATACTGGAGGAACAGGAAACGGATGGAAAAATCTGTACTCAGGGGCTACGTACTAACCCTTGCGAGGGTAGAAAGAGGCATAATGACAGACTACGCAGGGGCTCTATGGGTCCCAAACAATAACGCGTTTCCGAACAGAAACGGCTATAGCCCACGCTATATCGTGCTCCACAGCACCGCAGGAGGCTCGTCCGCGCAAGCCATCGCCGAATACTTCGCATCAACGCAGGGCACCGCTAACCCGGTCTCAGCGCATTATGTGGTGGGAATAGATGGCGCGGTGGTACAGTGCGTGAACGAGCGAGATGGAGCCTGGGCAAATGGTTTTGTCTCTGGGCAGAGCGGCACATCCGGCGACGGGGAGGGCAATGGCTTTCACGATAGCTGGTGGGATAGCGGCGTCAATCCAAACCTCATCAGCATTAGCATCGAGCATGTCAAATCTGCTGTTGACAATTCCAGCCAGTTGACCGACGCGCAGAAACAGGCCAGTTTCAAGCTTATTCGAGACATCTGTCAGCGCCACAATATCCCGATGTGCAAGGCTGATGCGCAAGGTGGGGTTACTGGTCACTACGCCATCGACCCCGTAAATCGTGCCAATTGTCCCGGCTCTTACCCATGGGACGAGCTATGGACATTTTTAGAATCAAACGGAGGCCCTATGGTTCCACAAGATTGGACTGATAATGGTACTGTACTCAAGGCCCCAAACGGGCATACGGTAACATTAGGCTTTAGAGACTATATCCTTAACAACAACTGGCCATCTGGCAACTGGCCACTCGAAGAAGCGCATGGCCAAACACCGCTCGAACTCTCGAACCCGTCGCTTGGCGGAGGCACGCAACAAGTCTTTAGGTGGTCGGTTCTGGAGTGGACGCCATCGCAGGGCGTGTTTGTCTCCTGGGTAGGTCAAGAGTTGCTCAAAATGCGTGCGCTTTTAGCCCAGGAACAGCCACAGACGCCCACGGCAAGCATCAATGTTCCTCAGGCCATCAGTGACTTGCAAACCATTCAAGCGGCTCTTGGAAACGTCATTACGACGTTGAAAGGATAGCTTCATGCAGAAATTTTTAGAAGAGCTGCCAGCGCTCATTATCACGTTGGCTGTCCTCGCCATGGCCACTGTCCTGCTCCTGCTCGGGCACGTGGCAATTGGCGACGTAATCACGCTGGTAAGCCCGGTCATCGCCTTTTGGTTCATCGGAAAAGCGTATAGCTGGCAACCTTCACAGTCAACCCCCTTGCAAGGGGGTGCAGCTACACCACAGGAGAAAGCATCATGAACATTATCCGCAATCCTGACGGGTCGTACGCTCTCAATATGCCTGCTTCCCTACTCTACCAGGCGGTCAGTCGGCTTGACATGACGCAGCTCGCCAAAGACGCTGACCAGTCGCCTCCCACACCACCGCCGCCGGTCACGACGCCCACGCCTTCACCAGCCATATCAGGCTTTCAGGGCATCTACGCGTTTAACACTGGCAATTCCTCTGCCCTGGCCACGAATCCCAGCATCGCAGGCACTGAGCTGGCCTATTACTGGTCCCAGCTTGAGCCCGTGCAAGGTCAGTACAACTGGAGCCTGATTGACAACGACATGCAGCCCTGGGTAGCCAACAACAAAAAAGTGACGCTCCGGGCCAAACCGGCAGGATGGACCGCCTGGCAGCCGCCGTACTCGCAAAAGGGAACGCCGCAATGGGTGCTAGACCAGGGGGTCAAATACGTTATCGATCCTGACAAAGCCATTAAGCCACAGTACTGGAACGTGAATTTTCTGAATAGTCTGGCCGCCTTTGCTCAGGCATTCGCTGAGCGCTACGATGGGCACCCAAATATCCTGGCCATAGAAATTGCGGTGGGAGACGGCGGGGAAACCAAGCCGTCTACTAACAAATCCACCAGCCTTTCAGCGTGGCAGGCTATCGGCTACACAGATGCCGTCTGGTGGAACGCTATACAAGAAATCATCCAAATCTATGTCCACGCCTTCGTAAAGTCGCCTCTTATCCTGATGCCAAATTCATCGTTTCTGGGCGGAATGAAGGGCTATGACGAGTCCCTGGTAGTCAACTACGCAGCCAAATATGGTGTGTGGCTGCAATGGAACGGGCTGGTAGCGGGCGCGAAACTGCCGGGAAGCTTCGCCGGGCTCAAGGTGCCGGTGATCTGCGAGCAGCTCAATGCAGCAGGGCAGAACAAGCGACCCCTTGCAGGAGATTTGCAAACGGCAGTCGTAGACTTGGGAGCAGTTGCGGCACTGATCTTCACCAGTGACCTGCAGGATAGTGCCAATGCGGCGACACTGGCAAAGTACGCAGCGATGGCAGGAAAATAAGAAAGAGCCGCTTCAGTTCCTCACTGAAGCGGCTCTTTGGCATATCCACATTTTTTGTAGCTATTTGACAGAAGATTGATCGTAGTATTCCTGCCAGAACTTAGCGTCACGCTCGCTTTTGCAAAATATCCCTTGAGAGGTTGTATATATATATCCCTCTTTACGCAGGACTCCCTGTCCTATTGGGCTTTGCAGATAGTTCGCTATCTCTTCTCTGCTTGGGCAATGCCCGTAGAGATCACTTTCTTTAAAGAAATTTACGGCCTTATCAACACTTATGCAATAATTTCTCTTTATCATTCTATTGATCAATGGTGCAGGTGTTGTGCTTAAGTCTTTTCTTCTTGTTTTGTCAGGAAAGCTTATGAGAGGGCGTAATAAATCGGCCTCTTGATCTGTGAGAATCAAAATGTCTCTCCATGTCACTTCAGGCCCATTGTGACGCCGTATCTGTACGCATACGTCATTTGGGTGCATTACTTCCAATTGGTCTACTAGACCAGGGCAGGGTGCCCATCCCTGCGGCACAGGTTCAGTGTATTTGAATATTTGCATTGGTCCGCTCCCACTTAAGAAGCCTTCCAGCGGAAGGCACCAGTTTCCCAGTGGCTCTTTGATCTGGCGATTGTGTCGCCACATCCAGTATAAGCCCACGCTGTTTAAGCTATATTCCGCATCAAACTTACTTGGATGTAGGCCGCAGGTCCATCCGATACTATCACGGCTGACAAATGAGATGGAATGATCACTTTTTCTGATCATGATACCAAACTGCTGCCAGCAATCGGTCAGGATATTGACATTCTGATACTTCTTTGTGAAATGCCACCCTTCGAGATCTACTACATCTGCTTTAATCAAAAACATGTTCATTGTTCTCTTTCCTTTCATCGCCACCCTTGCAGGGGGACAGCACTACTTCTGCCGTCTTGCTTCATATAATAATTGCTGCGCCCTGTGTTTCAATTTCCCGTTTAGGGAATTAGTCCTTTCTGCGCATATGTATCGCGCAAATGGGGAGGACTGTAAGAATTATGGATGTCAACTGAACAGTATTCACAGATGTACGATGACGACTTGACAGACTCTTTGAAAGAGTGATTGTCACACATTGGCCTGTGGCAACGAGAGCAGTTGCGAACTACTGCATCGTTGCAGGCTGTTATGGGCACAGTTTTATTATTTGGATGGACAGGCGCAAAATGCCGCCCATCGCTCAGAAACTTAATACGCTTCTTCCAATAACAACTCATCGTTCTCTTTCCTTTCATCTCCACCCTTGTAGGGGCGGGCTACTGCTCAAACACTTCCTCAAAAACTTCTTGTAGAATGGCAATGGCTTTTTCCCTATCGCCAGGCCCGTTGCGGCTTACATAGTCTTTCGCCTTGTTGTAAGTAGTAGTTTCATCCTGTGAGAAGTTGGAGCCGCCACCTCCAACATTATTAGGACCATCACCATAACGTCTGATGATTCCCTTACCTTCAGCACCGTAGACACGAATAGAGTATTCTTTTTTCACTACGGGCTGTTTTGTGGCATTGATGACCAGTTCCCTGAGCCACGTTTCGCGACGCTGGCCAGCAGCGGCAGCCAGCGCGTCAACTTTCTCAACTAGCTCATCAGGGAAATCGCGGATGTGAAACTGCGCCATTACTCCTCTCCTAGTACTGCATCAAGAATGCCCTCAAGCGTCTCGCCCTCCCAGGACTCCTGAACCTCTCTATCACTGATCTCGATCATATTGTCGCCGTACTGCTCAACTTCTTCTTCAGAAATAGGCAGAGCAACATAGTTGTTTGTCCCACCCTCACGGTAGCCCCAACCTTCTCGAATATCATAAAATGCGCCAGCATGCTCCACTACTGCGATTGTTGGGGCACCCCATGGGAAGTCATAGAATGTAACACGGTCTAGTCTGTTTGTCATCTCTGCATATCTCCTTTTTGGTATCATTGGTATCACTTCGATGTTTTAAGTATACGGTATCAATGATACCAAAGTCAAGGGGTTTTCGGGGCAATTTTTTTAATTTATCAAAATTGACGAAAATTGGTCCCGTCTGATCAATTTCACTGTAGAATGCCCGTAGAGATGTGTGTCTTCCGAGATCAGCCGGGATGTCTCGAAAGAATGAATACAGCCCATCTCTTGCCAGCGTGGCGAAGCAGAAGATGGGCTGTATGGGGATGGTGCAATTATTTTCTGATTAGCTCCTTTGCACACTGCTCGGCGTAATCAACGAGCAGGTCACGCGCCCGCTCGTATGGGTCCACGGCCTTCAGGCAGCTCTTCCTCCAGCCTAAGAGCATAAAAACACCTCCTAAAATAATCGAAGCGAACCAGAGCCAGGTTATCATTGACGCCCCCTCACCAACACTTCATACCGACCAACATTGTGCCATTCCCAGACGAAAGGGATAGCTTTGGCGCGATGATCGCGGGGCCAATACTTGCGTATCAGGTGGCGTGCGCGGGCCAGTTCTCGCGCAAGTGACAGGCAGATCTCAGCGGGATATTCGCCAGTCCGCTCACGGTACTGGCTTACCAGGCGCTCTACATGATAGAGCGTGTCATCCCAGAGCGAACCGCGGTTGTCCCAATTACCTGAATATACGAGACAGGCACGACCGAGCCTGTCTAATGGCAGCATAGGTTCCGTGTTATGTGGAGAGGTTAAAATGATCCTGGAGGTGCGCAACTGCTGGATAGCTGGCACCACTTCCGTCTTTTCTTCATAAAATGCAATGTGTGGGCGCATTGTTGTTATCCTTCCTGCTCAACGTTGAGCAATTGCGCGGTACGCTGTTTGAGATTACTCCAGCGCTCATACCAATCGTCAACTTCAGCAAGAGACAGAACGTCAACCTCGTCACGCTCTTGCAGAAGTGACTGCCAGCCCTGCACTAACCCTTGCAGGGCATCATTCTTGCGCTGAATCGCTGCAAGTTCTACATCCATCTGAGCTAGCTCTGCATCCTGCTCTTTCTGGATATCCAAATCTATTATCTTGAGACGCCGAAACGCCGCCTGCAACTCCTCAAGCTTCCCTTGCAAGGGTGCAAGATAGCGGGCGTTGAGAGTATCAGCCACAAGGTTATAGAGCATACGGACGCTAGGGGTGATTTCAGCCCATGAGCGCAGTTTGTAATTGATGAACTGCGCCTGAACCTCACTATAAATTTGATAGATGTCTTCACCAGTAAGCAATTCTGGCATCATTTCGCCTCAGTGCCGAGCATCTTATCGAGCACCTCGCGAGGGACACGATACGTCCGTCGCCTGCCTTGATGTGGAAGTGTTACTGCGTCAAGTGCGCCCTGTTTCACCCAACGCCGTACGGTGGTGTCATCGACACGAAGAATACGGGCAACTTCAGATACTGTCAATAATTCACTCATTTTGGTTTTCCTCTTCTTTAAATTACAATTTGACGACTTCCACAGAAGAAGCAGCAATGGCATAAATGCGCTTACCGTGATAGAGCTCACAGGTCAGCCTGCCGCAGACGTCAACCTTGACGCCCTTATAAATATTGTCGTTTGCTAGGACGGCTGTTCCCAGTTCATCCCAGCAGTTGACCGTGAGCCACATCTTTTCGCGGTCTTTCCCCTGCCAGACGGCCAGGTCGAAAACCACAGGTGCGCTGTCGCTGGCCCGCTGCGGGCTTTTGCCAAGTCGCCCGCGCAGCCGGACGAAATTATACTGTTCTGTGGATGGTTTAGCTCCCGTCTGTGTCATCTATCTCTCTTTCTATAAACTAGGCACCCCTGCAAGGGGATAATCAGGGGTGCCAGGCACTACCTTACGACGCTTTCTGTTCAGGCTGTTGGCCCCGTTTTGCACGAACTTCTTCAATGTTGTCCAGGGCCTTTTTAAGCTTGGCTTGCTCTTCCGGGATGATGTTATCATCCGGCTTATTTACACCAAGAACCTTAGTAACAAGCTGATCAAAATTAATTCCTAGTTGCTGGCAACGCTTGCGCAAAGCTTTCACATCAGGCACATGTTCTACGGATGCGGGGACATGCCCGTTTTTCGCGTTGAGCAGGTCCCGGTAGGCGCCGGTCATTTGCTCAATGAGCGTCTTGACGACATGTGCGCTCTTCTGGTCCAAGTCTTTCGGAGCTTCTCTGCCAAGCTTGGCATACATTTGCCGTGCCGAGGCAAGCAGTTCGGCAGATGCGGGCTCTGGCTTCTTTCGTGCAGTCTCCTTGTATTCGGCAGTTAATTGCTGAATAAGTCTCTTGGCGGCTAGAAAAGAGATAGATGTCACATTCTCAGGCTCGTTCTTGCCGAGATGCTGGCACAGCTTGCGAATGCTGGCCACCTGCTGCTCGGTGGCGATGGCTGCGGTGTTCTCATCAGATCTGGACTGTGAAGTGGGGGGCGAGGATTGACGAGATGGTTGCACGCTTCCTTTCGCTTCAGTGTGTAGTGCAGCGTGTAGCTCGTCAGCAGGTACGGATCGGGCGATTTCATCGAAGGAGGCAATACCGTCTACGGTTCCTAAACCGGCGAACGCTAAAGCACGCCCAACAGCACTGGTCTCTGCGCATTCAAACGGGTTTGTTTCGTCTGCGCTTTTCGGAACAGCATTAAACAGCTTAGCCTCTGCCTGGCCATGATAAATGTATTCCCCTACTTTGATCCTTACTTTGCAGACAACACGACCTGCAACTTCATAAAACACAGAATCCTGCACTTCAAAGGGGAGATCCTTGTCGTGGATCTGGCGTACACGCTCGGAAACCTCTACGTATGGTTTCCCTTTATAATTGATCGTCTTTACGCCTTTAACAACTTTCGCCTCCGCTGGCATGATAAAGCCTCCTATTTCAGACACATCTTCAAACTTGCGAGACGCCTGATCTGGAGATCGGTAAGGGACAGTGTACTCAGGCATCTCTCTCATAGGCAAAGTATAGCAAAGTATCGCTTAATTGTCAAGGATATAGACAAGTATTGCTGAATATAGTAAAATAAGGCAAGTTGAAACACCCTTATTCCTTGAAAGGAGAAATTTATGAGTGAATTAATTACCGTTGAGCAAGTGGCTAGGCAGCTTCATGTCACGCCACAAACGGTGTGGAAATATATCAAGTCAGGCAGGTTGCAGGCCTGCCGTGTTGGCAACAAATATCAATTCAAACAGGAATGGGTTGATGCCTTTCTCGACAGACAAAAAGTTCAGGTAGGAAGGATAGGCAAATGAGTCGTTATGTGAGTATAAATGAAAAAGTGGTTGATATGTCACTTGACACAAGCGACCTGGACCGCAAAATTCATGTTGACAGTAAAACGATGTCTGTTCGAGATGCGACAGCAGAAGAATTCGATATATTTGTCTATGAGACATTATATCGAATGTACAACAGAAGGAAGCACGCACTCAACCGATATGAGCAATCTTTCTGGCAGGACGATTATTGTGAGTTTAGCCACCGGTTGCTTGCTCTCAATCGGTTGCGCTTGCTCAATCAGGAGCATGCAGGGGCGCCGCTATTCAGACCAGAAGTGCCGCTTTTTCAGGATTGCCATTAAACAACAAAAGCCCGCAACGCTGCGGGCTTGTCCACTTTATCTGTCCTACTATTTGTTGGTCGCTGGCCTGCCTTTGAGCAACTCGTCCAAGTCGCTCTTCTTCACGAATTTTTTTAAGCCAAAGCTCCGCTCGTATCGCGTAACATTATTTCGATTTAGGATCTTCATCAGGCCAGGCTCTGACACGTTTAGATAGACACGTGCGTCTGCAACAGAACAGACGGACTCCATTTTACCGTCTATCTCCATTTGCTCCCATGCAATATCCGCAATGGTCTTCTTCTTTTCGGTCATAAAACTATTTCCTCCCTCTACTAAACTGACTGCAAGTCAGCACTACATAACTATACTTACCATTACTTTATTTGCAATGTCAAGAAGAAAACAATTGGAGACCGAAGCAGTTGGAGGCTCAGCTTACTTGCAAGGGGCGCTTGAACGACTCCCAGGTAGCAAGTGCCACTTCTACCCAATTGCGTACAAATTTACCATTATAGACCAGCAACATATCGTTGGGATCTTTCGCTCCGGCGGGGGTGAATCGGAAGCAGTGGTCATACAGAAGCAGCCAGTACCGGGCCCCCTTACGCCCAGCCTCATCGTCGTCAAACGACTGGGCGAGACAGGACGGCAGAGACAGAGCAGGCACAAAATATGGATTGCGTCCTTTATCTGCCGAACCGGTGGCGACCACGCTTATTAGGTCGCCTGCTTCCTGCTCAACAGTTGCAGCGCAAAATTCGGCTTCCACGATCATAGCAGGCTTGCCAACTTGGATAGCGTCCAAGTTATATAAAGCGTCTACGCTGCCCACCACCTGCCCATAGCGTCGATCTGGGTCGGGCTCATCAAGCCGTTTTATGGCAATTTTCCATAATATCTCATTCTCGAACCAGGGAATGATAATGCCAGGCGGGATGAGAACGGTTCCGCGCTGGCGTATTTTCTCATTAACATCTTCCGGCCTGAGTCCCCAATATTCCAGGCCGCCTTCCTTCGGATCAGTCCCATACCATCTGCCATCCCTTGCAAGGGGACAGCACCCGAACTTTTTCCTCTTGATCGTCTCGTCAGTCAGGCCCCGACTGCGTAAATAGGCCAGGGCCTCGGCTGCTTCGGGCGAACTGCTCCACAGGTAGCGCGCAGCCCGCTCTACAAAATTCTTGCCCATCTCTTGCCACTGCTTGGGTGGCGGGTCATATTTCCCGCGTGTGCGCTCCGGTTGGCTTTCGGCAAATAGCACATCTTCCAAGCCTAATTCTTCGATGGCCTGCCGCTTTGTCATGCCACAGTATTCGACGAGAAAGTCCACGCCGTCGCCGACACGCCCGCAGCCGCCAGAGCGGATAGCATGAGAATACTGGCCTGTCTCCGGTCGCATGATGAAACTGTCCTTGCTGCCCGGACACCACGGACAATCTGAATGGATCTCGCGTACCCCACGTACGGTGGCTGTCCCGGCGACAGTAACATTTGCGTGATACTGAATCAGGGACACAATGTCCCACTTAGAACTGATTGTTGGCATGACTATTTACTGCTTTGCATTCGACACTTTGGTGATCGTTCCCGGCCACGTCGTGGCAACAGGCTCTGTCAATCGTGCAAGTTCCGATTGCGGTGCGTACCGTGTCACGTATTCGCGCCCCTCATGCATATAGATAAAGCCACGCTTTACCAGGGCCTTGTACGCCTTTAGATATGTCTCCATCTCGATAATGCCGGAGCGCCCGACAGCGTCATGCACTGACTCTCCTGGTTGCAACATTTCAAGTGCAAGTAAGAGTCGGGCCGCTGCTGGCGACAGTTCCGCGACCGGCAATAACTGCCATGTCGTATTATTGTGTTCGTTCATAAGTTCCTCCTTAGCTCACCCTTGCAAGGGTGATGCTTCTTTGTCTCTACCAGGTCTAAGTTTTCCGGTCGTCCACTTCATCGCAGTGATGGCTGCCTGGATGCTTTGAGTGTCTCCAGACTCAATAGCCGCTTGCACCTTCTTAATGTAGTCCCCTGGTAAAAACTGGCGTATCGGATTAAGGTCATCGCGCCACATCTGGCGAATCCCGTTACGCGCTTTGAACAATTCTTGCACCTCTGACAAAAGTACCAGTGCTTCCTGGTGCACTAAATTATCATTTGCATACTGCGGTAACGGAGGTAACGGGGTAACGGCAGGCTGTTCGTGCGGCTCCACACCTGGCCTGATGGCCGTTACTATACTTTCGCTGTCAGGGTAACGCTTGCATGGCGGGGTAACGCTCGCGCTCACAGCGTTACCCCGCCATGCAAGCGTTACGCCTTGTTCATCATTGGGGTAACGCGGTTCGGCTGGCTCTACGCCTTGCTTGATAGAGCCCCGCGTTACCCCGTTACCGCCGTTACCGCACTGTGCAAGTGTTGTCTCTTTTTCGATAGTACTTTTGCCTTGTGGCAACAAAGAAATATACCCTTTGCCAGTGTCTTTGACCTCCCCTCGATTCTTCATGTCAAACAACCGCTTCCGCACTGTCCCTTCCGGCTTCTCTAAAAGAGCGGCCAGCTCTTTCGGTAATACAGGACTGCTTGCCTGGTTAAGAATGTCGATAATCTCCTTGCTGGCTTTGGAGAGGGCGTACTCCTTCGCGTCACCCAACACATTCCAATACCCATTGTCAAATTTTAACGCCAGGTCTACGTCTTCCCGATAATCCCGGCCTGTCCCCCAGAGTGTCGCGTCAGATTCACCACGCGACCGCTTCAGACTCAGAAACCCATCAGCGCAGGCGGTTATCCCGCTTGTGCCGTTCAGCTCGTCAAACGGGTCCTCACCACCTGCCTTTCTCAAATGGAACTGGACGAGAATGCAGACCTTGTAGGTGTCAGCCAGCCGTTTGATGCCTTCCAAGGCTTCATAATCGGCATCATAGCCGGTTTCCCCTTGCCGGGCCTTGACTCTGGGTTTTACCTTCACCCACGGGTCTATAATGATGAGTCTGGGATTGGGCTTAGATTGTATCCATTCTTCGAGAACTGCTACTCCGGTGGCGTCCATGCGGGGCCACTCGGTCACATAATCAATGCAACTGGGCATAACTTGCCCAGGCTCTAAGAGTTGCTTGAAGCGGTCCTGTAGTCGCTGCTCGTTGTCTTCCAGGGCCATATAGAGGACATCGCCAGCTTGAACAGGGATAGAGCCAAAGGCCATTCCGCCTCCGCCAATGGCGAGACAGAGATTATAGTCCAGCCAACTCTTGCCGATCTTTTGCTTTCCAGCCAATGCAATCAGGCCCGGAGGCAGGATACCGGGGACAATCCATTCCTTCTCAGGGAACTGCTTTTGCATGAGATCATAGGCGGATTTGATAACAGGACGTGCTCTGTTTTGTTCCGCTATCCGTCGCTTTTCCGCTCGAAGCAGATCAAGGAACTCGCGCATGGGGAAGGTGGAACCAAATATGTTTCGGAGCGCCACTTTAAACCGCGCTAGCGTGATGTCGTCGAACATGGCGATTTCGGAAATGCGCTCGAAGACCTTGCCCCTGTCCTTCTGGGACAGAGCTTCCTGTAATTCTGTGCCTGCTGCATCTGGTGCCTCATCCACCCTTGCAGGGGTAGACGGGCGCTCTGTTGCCAGCAGTTCGGTGAGATCGGTGTTGATTTTGCAAAGCGTGCTCAGCAGCCGTTTCACTGCCTCGCCGTCGCCGCCTGAGCGCAAATAGACGGACTCAGCCTGCTCCACTGGACTTCGCCAGTACTCGGGAATGTCCGGGCAGACGTCCGGTTTACGTCCGGTTTGAAGTTGCAATAAATAGTTGCGGACTTCGCCATTATAATGACCATTTAGCATGGTATCCTGCCTATTCTTCATCGTCAGGGGACAATAGACAACACACATCAATTTCTGCGTGTGGATCAGCAGGATTTACCGCTTTCGTCACATCGTGTATCCATACGATCAGCCTATCATTAAGACCCATCGTATCAAAGGCAGCATCGATGACATGCTTGATGCCGCCATCGACATCACGTTGCCACATTTCTGCAAAATAGAAGCGAATGGAAACAACCAATGGCGTGTATTCTTTCCGCAGGTATGCGGCCCAGATAGCCTTGATCACTTCCACGTCGCAATGAGCCGCAAGCAGCTCCTTTTCTGCTTTTTCCTTGAATTGATTGAGCGCGCCAGTGCCTGCAATGCGGTTATAGGTGCGTCCGTTTCTGCGGCGCACAGACACGTTTCGATAACTTTGATTGATGCCTGGCGGCAGTGGCATTCGCCCAGAGAAAAACGGCTTTGAATAGGGGTAAGAAGATGGGAGCATAATTTGAGATGAGATAGCAGATGATAGCATAAAAGCGCTCGCTTTCCATAAAGAAACGGCAGTGATACCAAAAATTGTACAGGCAAGCAAACGGCTTTGAACAGTAGTTCTTACGCAACCGTATCCCACTTTCCCTTAACCAATAAATACGCTCACTCCCCCACATTTCCTATGGAGATTTCTTAACCGCTTGCTTCACGGATTTAGTATAGCAAAGTATCGCTTACTTCACAAGAGTATTGACAGATATAGCTAAGTAGCGTATTATAAAGAGCAGTAAACACATTGAGATAAGGAGGAAAATCATGACACCCATTACTCTACACGAAGACGACTATTCAAAAGTCGTCCAGCTTGCCGGGCAGTATAGCACAGACTGGGGAACCAGCATTGAAGAATTTAAGGTTGTCTTTCATCAGTCTGGGAATATTGAATTATTTCGCTTCAAGAACGGAGAAGACGGCAAAGAAGTCGTCCAATTCACAATGAGCGACGAAGAGACGTTTGCCCTGTTCTCAGCCTGGGAGACGAGAAGGGCTGAGCAGGAGCTCAAACGACACAAAGAGGAGGAGCGTATTGCAGGTATTGTTTCACAGGTACATGCAATGATAGCCGATACGTCAATCATCCTGGAAGTGCACCCGGCAACGGAAGCCGGCACGCACTATTGGGAGCTACTTTGCTCGGAAGTAGAGGGCTTCTGCTACCGTGCCACGGACGCAGACATGCTGATGGAGAAAGTTCACCATGCTAAGGAGGTGTATGGCCGCCATGTGTCCCGCAAAGGATTGATAGAGGAGGCGTATGCTCTTGCAGCGGATTGCCCTGCTATCCAGATTGCCGGATCAAACGATCCGAATTTCGGGGACATTTGGCATGTGAGCGTCCCCGAGTTTGACTATGGTGGGCATGCATACACTGCAGAACAGTTGCTTGCGCGCGTCAAATGTGCTCGTGCCAAATATGAAGAGTGGCAGGCCGAGCAGTTGATCAAGCAAAACGACTAGTCATCATGAAGGCGGGTGAGGCGGGAAAGAAAGAGAGGTGACACAACTAAATACACGCTTTTGCAAAAGTAGCTGGGAGAAGCGTCTGCGCGCGGGATATAGGGCAGACGCTTCTCTTGTTTTGTTCAAGCTGTGCTATACTCTTTGAAGAAATGCCAGGTGGGGAAAGAGCCAATGAATATCTACGATTTGCAGGGCCTGCGTGCCATCCGACGATATCAGGAGAAACATGGCAAGCCTCCAGTTCAAATAGAGGCAACAGCCGGATACCGAGCCGCAATGACGCAGGATTATTTTCTCGTCGCCGAGCTGTCACAATCGGCTGGCAAGACTACCCCAACCGAAAACGCACCACCAGTACCGACACTCGCCACAGTCTGCATACCGGTGATGCCACTGGGTGCCGGTGACATTACTTACAAACGCCTGGTCATTCAGGCGGTAGATGTCAGCCAGGAGCTGGCCAATGACGCTGCGAATGAAAAATTTCACCGCCTGGGTGCAAAGCTGGCCAGAGCAGGGCTGTTTTTTCTCGATCCGCTGACTAGTCAGGGGCAACAAATCATTCCGCCATTTCTGTTCTTCAGCAAAATTTCCCTGTGCGTTTTCGGGGAGGAACCGGCTTTGAACGCAGCATTAGCTAACCGGTCAAATGAAGAACAGTAGATAACTAAAGATGAGGGGACTTCAGGGCGGAAGATGTTAAAAAGCCTCAACAATAGGGGGATTAAATGAGTGTTTTCTCATGCTATGATGAGCCCTTGCAGGGGTGCCCCGTCTCTGCTATACTCATGCTGAACGAACATTTATGCACTCATGCTGATCAATTGAGCGGGCAGCTCGA